GTTAGTTAAAACTGCCTCAACTTGAGCTACAGCGTCAACACCGAATTGCTTAAGATCTTGTACTTGCTCTCTTGTAACTGCAGCAGCAACTTGGAAAGTTTCAGCAGCAACTGATTTAGAGAATAATGAAAGACCCATAACTTTGTCAGCAGTTCTTTCACCAGCTTCTCTAGAGAAAGGAGCACCAGCTTCGTTAGAAGCAGAGAAACCTTTAACGTGATCTTCTAAAGCCTTAACTAACTCAGGAGATGTGTATCTATCAGCGATTGAAGATTCACCAACACCTAAAGCGTCAACGATTTTGATGATGTTTTTGCCGTCGATTCTAGAAGTACCAACTAAAACGTCGTTACCTGCAGCAGCGTCAGCTGTCTTAACGTAAGTAGGAGTAACTGCGTTATCTAATCTACCGCCTTCGTATACGAAGTCTAAGTAAGATAATAAGCCCATTGGACCAGCCATAGGAACTACAGGTACTAAATCTAAACCTACAGTTTGAGCAGCAACTTGCATTGCTAATGGTAATAAAGTTGGAGCTTTGTCACCTGATCCGTCAGCTGCACCGATTGCAGATGGGAATGCAACTGCACCCATACCGTGAAGGTTCATTGTTGGATCTAAAGACATGATGTTCGCGTCTTCATAAAGTTTGTGGTTGTGGCAGTAAGTAGACATCCATGCTAATTTCTCAGCATCATTGATTCCTGTTGCAGATTCGATGATTGGAGCCCATGTAGATCTTACTTCAGCCTCATTGATTAAATTTGCCATTTTAATTTTATATTTTTTTTTAATGGTTTTATTTGTTGTTTTCTCGATTGTCTTTTAGTCTTTTGCTTCTTAACTAATAATCGATTAATTTTATATTACTATATATCCTGATTAAAAGAGTAAAAAAATGATTTTTTTATTTTTTTAATTTTTTATAGTAAATTAAATAGGAGGTCTAATACTTAGAATAAACCTCCTATTTTGTTTTAATATTTATCTTGATTACTTTTTGAATCTCTTAGCAAGTTCAGCAGCAATAGAAGTTGTATCATAACCTAAAGTTTTTGACTCTTCTTTAGATTCTTTGATCATTGCAACTTTTTCCATTACTGGTGCAACTTCTCTTAGATCTCTTGTCTGCCAGAAATTAGCAACTTGATATTCAGTTTCTAATTTGTGGTATTTAGATTGAGCTAAGATTTGTGCTTTCTTAGATTCAGAAAGAGTATTCCATCTTTCTTTATATTCGATAGGCATCATCTTTGTAACATTAGGCTCATTAGTTGGAGCATCAGTAATTAATGCTGAATTCCATAATGTGATGATTTGACCTTCAGTTAAGAAACCACGACCTTCAACTGCAGTTAATACTTTAGTTCTTTCTTCAATTGATAATTCGTTATAAGAGTTTCTTGTTGACTCAGATACAAACTTAAAGAAGTGTGGATCATTTGTCTTTTTTTCTTGTGCTTTATTAATAAGAGCAGAAAGTTTTTCAGTGATTGAATTTTTATAAGATTCCATTGTATCTTCTTTAGATTCTTCTGCTGCTTCTTCAGCCTCTTCTGCTGCTTCTTCAGCCTCTTCTGCTGCTTCCTCTGCCTCTTCTGTTGCTTCTTCTGCTTCAGCCTCTTCTGCTGCTGCTTCTGCTTCAGTTTCTTCTGCTTCAGTTTCTTCTGCTTCAGTAATTTCTTCGCCTTCAGCGTCGCCTTCACCTTCTAATTCAAGATCTTTTTCAACGTTTACTGGTTCTTCAACGTCTGAATCAACTTCTTTAGTTTCATCCTCTAATTCTTCAGCAGGAATTCCAGCTTCTTCAGCTTCAGTTAATTCGCCTTCATCTTCTACTTTTTCTGGCTCGCCTAATGCAACTTCTTGATCTTCGATCTCTTCAGCAGTGTCTTCAACTAATAAGTTAGAGTTAACTGTTTCAGCAACGTATTCTGCATATTCAGTAACTTTTTCTAAGTTCTCTTTTAAGTATTCGATGTATTCTAATAAATTAGCATGTGTAGTTGCACCTTCGTTATAAGATTCTGCTAAGTAATTAGTATATTCTTTAATTTGTGTAAAACCTTCAGCAATGTGCTCAGAGTATTGGATTGACTGATCTAATTTCTCAGCTAAAGTTTCAGCGTATTGAATAGATTGGTCAGCTTTCTCAGCAACATGCTCAGAGTATTGAATTGACTGATCTAATTTTTCAGCCAAATAAGTTGCATACTCCTTTAAGTTTGCTAATTCGGTTTCATTACCGCTTTCATTAGCTTCAGTTAAAGATTGTTTAATGCCCTTAATTTCTTCAGAAAGATATTGAGAATATTTGTTAAAATCTTCAACAGTGATAAATTTAGATTCTGCCATTTTTTCTGGTTCTTTATTTTCAATTGTTGTGTTTTCTGTTAAGTTAGCTGGACCACTGATTTCGTAAATTTGAATATCTGAATCGTTTTCAAATCCATAAGATTCGTTTACGCGCTTTAATTCAGCGTTTTCAAATCCTGGATCAGCGACTAAGTCATAAGTAAATAATTGTTTAATTTTTACTTGACCATTAGATTCAACTGCACCCGCAGCTCTTGATGAAATTTGAAGTGGAACTCCAGCATCAACTAATGCTTTAGCTTGACGGCCTGCATCAGTATCTAATAAACGGATACGACCTTTGATTTGTTTGTTTTCAGCATCATATGTGATTTCTTCAATAATGTGAGAAACATTCTTTAAAGAAACGTCAAAGTTTTGTGGGTGATCTAATTCACCTAAAAGCTTAGATGCCTTAATTTTATCTTGAAGAGCCTCGATTTGTGGTAAATATTCTTCTGCAGTATAAATACGGTTGTTACGATTCTTTTTATCTAACTCGCCGAAGATACCTTCAAGAATATAAACACCTGCTTCGCTTTTAAATTCTAATTCAGACGAAGATCTCTCTAAGATTAATAGGTCTTTATTGCTCATATTTATTATTTTATTATATTTGTACTATATATCTTTTGTAAAAAGTGTGATTTTTAAAAAATATTATTATATCCCTGCCAATGGATCTTCTTCAGAACCCGCTTCAGTTTCTTTTTTAGCAGCTTCTTCTTCCTCTGTTTCTTTAGCAGTTACTTCTTCTAGATAATCATTATAGTACTTAATCAAAGTTTGAATATCGTTTGTTGTGAAAGCTCCTTGACCATATGTATTATAAAAATAATCTTGAAACTCCTTTTCTGATTCTGAGCTTACAATAGCACCGATAATCTCGCTACTTTTGATTTCTTCAGCGTTATCTGTTATGTAATCGTCTACAATAACGTCAGATTCTGGAGTCACTTTCATTGCTTCTTCACTTAAGAATTCTTCAAATAATTTTACGTGTTTCATATAATTATATATCTAATTTTTTAAAAGCCTCCCATGTCCATTGGATCAACTTCAGGTTCTTCAGCATCTTTTGCAGTTCTTCTTGCTTTATATGCTTCATTGGCTGCTTTATCGTCTGGAGATAATTTTAAGTATCGATCTACTAAGAAATCCATATCAAAGTATGATTCTTCTTCCATTGTCACAGGATCTGTTTTAACTAATGAATCTTTTAATTGACTAACGAAATCGATTCTACGTTCCATGATTTCCATGTGCTTTAATTCAGAGAACATGTTCTCTTCAATAAATTGTAATGAGATTTGAGTTTTAAATCCTGGATCGTCTGAAAATTCAGGATACTTAAGACACATTTGAATATAAAGTGGCTTAACCAATACCTCTTGGAAAACTGAGCGTAAACGGTTGATGAATTTAGAAAATTTAATTTCATCTCTAATCATACCATCGGCTGCAAGATTAAATTCGCCTCCACCATCTTCGTACATGAATCTATTGAATGGAATCTTAGATACCATTTTCAATTTATCAGAAAAATACTTAAGAGCTTCAGTATCATTTAATTCTGGACCTTCACCGCCTAAAGTTTCAATTTCTGGTTGTTCACCATCCTTAGAAGGTAACCAATACTCTTTATTAAATTGCAGCATTGGACGACCATTGGTTGTCATGCTTGCTGAATCCCAATCAAAGTCTACAACTTCTTTATAGTTACTCATTAATTGAGCAAGAGATTGTTTTGCTCTGGTCTTAGATTTACCACCAACTGGGATGATAAATTTCATTCTGTAAGAAGAGTTGGTAACCGCCCAGATAATTCTGGTGTGTTCCATAATTCTTAATAGGTTGAAAGCTCTTACAAGACGCTCTAGGTAACTTACCCTAGATGCTGTAGTAATAGATGAATAAGAAATATAAATGATCTGAGAGTCATATAATGTTCTCTCTTTAGTTGGATTATCCTTAAATTGTGTCCAAACTTTTTTCTTATCTGTTTTATTATATCCTGGAACAAGTGTAATTGGATCGATTTCCTTGAAACCAATAATCTCTGTTTGATCAGGACTATAAATAATTTCAAATGCTAAATAACCATCAATTAAGAATTTTCTAAAGTAATACCATGCAGATTGATCTTGTGTAAATCCAAAATACTGATAAATGTCTCTATAAGACTTATTTAAATATTTTTGAACTTCATCACTAACATCCATTCCGATAATTTCTGGATTTGCAAAAAAGTTTTTATTATCGTATACGATTGATTCGTCACAAAGAATATCTAAGATATCTTCGATTTCATCATATGTTGAAAATGCTCGAAGTTCATCTCTTTTAGCAGCATAATTCTGATCAAAGAATGGGATATTCTTTCGCATATTTGTATCTGACATCGATAGTGCAGCAAATGCACCATACATATCATCATTATCTAAACCAAGTGGGTTTATCTGACCATATCCAATCGCGTCTTCAATAGGACCAATCGCCTGTGATTGTCTTAAGACTAAATCGTCATAATACATACCAAACGAAGATAACTTTTTAAGCTGATCTCTCAGGGTAAAAGGTTTCTTATTGTAACTGAATGGTCCGTTTCTATCTACGAATCCTGCCATTATATTCTTATATTATATTTTAGTTATATATTCTTTTTTTATCGATTAGAAAACATTGCTCTAATTTGTTGCACTGTTGTTCCTTCTAAATCAATAAAGTCACATAGTGCGATATCTGGCCATCTATTATATGTAATAACCGCTTGATTGTTTTTACGATTAGGAATATATTGTCTAATTGCAAAATCAAAACCAAATCTTTTTAAGTATGCTTTCATACCATCATATGTAATTCTTAAAGGCTTTTGACCTTCTGCATCTAATCCTCTTTTACCAGAACTAGCTCTATTAATCTGACGTTCTAATCTATTATACAAATCATCTAACAATTGTTCCTTAAATTCAACGGGTAGAAGATTTAAATTAATACCTAAATCATTTCCATCTACTTGTTCAATTGCAAGAACAACTGGATTTTTATCAAACCATGGTAAGTTTTCTGTAATTGGTGTGTACTCAAATACGTAAATTTTACCTGGTTCAAAACGTGCTCTAGTATATTCGGCCTCTGTTAATTTTCTACTTTTTACGCTATCTTCAAACCATTTCTCAGCCGTTTTCTTGGCAGCATTTATACTACCAGATTCTTTACTAAGTTCTTTGATTCTATTTTTAACGTAACCCATTTAACATCGTATCTTCGGTTAGTACTATAAAATTCCAACCCCTACCTTCGCAATAGCTTTTAGCTGCATTATATTTATCCATATTTTTAACATACTGTTCGGCTAGAAATTTATAGGATTCTAATGCTTTTCTTGAATTTTGCTTGGGTGGTTGTGGTTTTTGAATCTGTGCCTTGGGTTTGATTTCAACTAAATATTCTTTAACTGTGTCATCTTGCTGAATCTGTTTAAAATAAAAATCTGGATAGTATTTATGTGGTTTATTATCCTGTCTTGACCAATATTTAATTTCTACAGGTTCACTTGACCAATGCGTTACTTTATCATTAACATCGCACCATATCATAAACTTACGTTCCCATGAAGATCTATATATGATCGGAGTTGGTCCAACATATTTTTGTGGGAATTGTGGGGTAAAATATCCTTGATTAAACCCTGAGTTTTTAGTAGGTTTGACGTTTTTAATTGACATTTAGATGGTATAAATTCCAGTCTGTTCTCCACTATAATCATTAGAACCATCAATTGAAATAGTTCCTTTATATTTCTGTGGATGAATCTTATTCCAACCTTTAGCATATCCTCGTTTAGCAATTTCTGTAAAATATGCAAACGCGTTTGGATAATCTGGATTAAAGTTTCTCCAGTATTTAAGTAGATCTAAAATAGCGAATTGGAGGCAATCCATTCTATCGTCTTCGCTAACATATTTCATGCGATTGATAGTTCTTTCAGCAAGAAGAATAAGCATCTTCTCCGCATTCGGAGTTAGCTTATCTTGTTCTTTTGAAAGCTTCATTTCGTCATAAAGATCTCTATTATTTAAGTAATTCTTTTTTCTAGCCACTTGGTTAATTTTAATTTAATATAGATTATACTTAAAAAGTAAAAAAGGTTTAAAAACAAGAAATGAGGGAATTAACCCTCATCTCTTAGTTGAATTTGTGTGTAGTTTGGTGTTATGCTAAAATAGTAGCAATCTTTTGCTCCCAAACTTTGATCTCTTCACTGATTAACGTATCAGCTGCCTTGATCTCTTCAATTGATTTGTCAGCTTCGGCTAATAAACCTCTTTGGTCCTTTAAGAAAGCAATCATATCATTATAAGATGCGATAGTTGCTTCTTGCTCTGCTAATTGAGCTGCTTCACCATCAACTAAATCTCTTAAGAAAGTAACTGCACTTTCTCCAGTTTGTTCTGTTACAAATTCTGCTGCTGCATTTGCATTGCTTGCTTTAAAGAATTTAGAGATTCTATTCTGTGTGTTAAATCTTGCAACATATACTTCTTCGTTTAATTTGAAAACGTTAACAATGTTATTGTTTCCTTCAAAAGTAGCTGCAAAATCTAAAATGATAAAGTTCTCTAATAAAGTTGGTAGTGATTCAAATAATTCAGCTTTATGCTTATGCTCATATCTTACCATACCAGCTGAAAGAACGTGCTTTGAGAATGTATTTCCCTCGATTAATGAAGTATTAGACATAAATGTGCTTTCATTCATAACGTAAGAAAACTTGTATGGACCATGGAACCACTTAATGCTATCATTTGAAAAGTCAAAAGATTCAAAAGCTGCAATCGCAGACTTTAATGTTGAATCTATAGTTTCTGTTTCGTTAAGCTCATTATTTTTCATCTCAAAAACTCTACCATTAACGTAGAATTTTACAGAATCTTCAGTCTTAACGAAAGGTGCTAAAATATTAGTCTTCATAATGTTTAATTTTTTTCTTTTTGTATATATCTAAATAATTTAGTAAATTATATTAGTGTTGACTGAACCAATAGGATACCATAATCCATTAAAATATTTAATAGACATTGTACCGCCTGATAAAATAGTAATTGATGGAGATCCAGCGAAGTTTGTTGTATCTATTGTTACGTCTCCGTTTGTTGCAATGATAATTGCTTCTTGTCCAAGTGAACCTGCATTAATTACAGTTGGTTGAGAAACTATATTAGCATCTAAATCGATTACATTTCTAGTAATAGGTTGCTGTGACGGTAGTTGTATTGCACTTGCATTAAATGTAGAATCTGACACATAGTTTGTATTTACAAAACCTGCCGTAACTCCATCTCCTGTGATCATTTGAGTGTCCTGTGCTCTATTTAGATTTTGAGTAGGTTCGTTTAAATCAGCCTTTGTGACAGAAGTTGATCTGATCTCAAACATCCTATTTCCAACGTGTAATTCAGTATCCCATTCAAATGCTGGAATAAACGTATTAATTTCGATTGGAACTGAAATCTTATACTCTTCTTTCTTTTCAAAAGAAAAATCAATTGGTCTTTGAATTTCATAGTCATCAGGTACTGAATAGTATGAAGTTAAACGATATGTTCCTTCATTTAAATGACCTACTTCTACATTATAATAGTTTGACTTATATAATTTTTTAATAATCGCTTCAGTTAGTTTAAAGGCATCTAGTGTTGAACTAACAAGAATCTCGACATCAACCGATAAAGTAATTGGAACCATTTCAAATTCAGCAACGTAACCTTCCATTGCTCCTTCTTGATTCATCTTAGTATAAGAACCCATGTTTCTTTTATTAACTAATTTTCCTGAATCGATTGACATCCCAGTTAAATTAACGACTCCTCTTGGAATTTGATCGTAGTTGCCATCCGCGAATCCAGCATCTGGAAAACAATCAGGACCTGATGGAGTTGAAAATAAGAAATTATCTCTTAAAAACTGATCATCACCTGAAATTGCATAATAGAATGGTACATCAACCGTTACTCTTGTGTTATTATCTAACTGACGATAAAAGAAAATCTTGTTATTTAAATCAGCTAATAACCCAATAATTGCATGACGTATGATACTATCGTCTGAATTGTATTTTAAATTATAACTTGCCATATAGAGTATATATCATTATTAATCGATTGACTCGATCTCAAATTTAGAAAAGCCATTTTCTTTATAGATTTGAATCTTTTTATCAAATAATTCATGTGGAAGAACAGTATGGTTAATAACGAATGTATTAATCTTACTTTCTTTAATAACATTACTTAAAATTTTAAGAATGTTATGAACTCCATCAGCATCAACTGAACTTAACAATTCGTCTAGGAATAGTAGGTTTAATTGTGGAAATCTTAACTTAAGAATTTTAATAATTGCAATAATGATAATAAAATCTGCTTTTTTACGTTCACCTGTTGAAAGAGTTAATGGATTAATTTCTTCACCTAAGTGATTAATAATACAATTAAACTTATCATCAAAACGAATATGGAAAGAAAGGTGCATGGTTTGGGCCATGGCAGCGATGTTAGTATTTAAACCCGGTAGAATAGTTTTGATAGCCAAGTTTTTAACACCATCGTCACCTAAAATGTCTTCTAGCTTTTCTAAGAAATAATATTCTGAATTGGTAACTTCTTTTGAACTAACCTTATCGACTTCTTGCTCTTCAAATTCGCTAATAATCTGTTTAAGGTGTATAAAGCTTTTTTCATTACCTACAGAATCTTGAATTTTAAGTAATTCTCTTTTAAGATTATTAATATTAACAGAAATAGAACTCACTTTATCTCTAACTGCTCTATCTTTCTGTCTTAGTTCTGCTAACTTATCTTTAATACCATTTACTGATATCTCAGATTCTTCAATTTGAGTTGGCAAATTATCGTGCTTAGATTGAATTTCAACTTTACGATCTTGGTGAAAATCAGTCGTTAATGGACTTTCACAAGTTGGACATGCGTTGCTTTCATACAACTTTAATTTTCTTTTTAAAGATTGTAATTCAAACTCAAGTGAAGACTTTTCTGTTTGCTTTTCAGCTAATTCCTCGTTAACAGTTCCTAATGATTCTGTTATTTTAATTTGAGCTTCTTCAAGTTTTTTCTTGTTATCATTGTATTTAATCAATGAATCTTTAAGCTCTTGAATCTTTTGCTTGTCTTTTTCATTAGATTCAGCCATTAACTGATTTAACTTCATATTAACCGAAGTAATATTTTCGTTAATTTGCTTTAGTTCACGCTCATAACTATCAAGATCTGTCTTTAGATTTTTACGATCCTCTTTAATTGCACGCTGCATATCATTTAAGATAGAAAATCCAAACATTCTATCTATGATTTGTTTTTTATCATGATTTGTCATTGTTAAAAATGACTTAAAATCATTCACTGAAAGAATAATGATATTTTTAAATACATGGTATGGTATACCAAAGATTTCTTCCTCTAAATATTCTTGAACTGAGCGCTTACCTGCCTTATCAAATTCGATTCCATTTAAGCGTACTTCAAATATATTAGGAGAAAGGCCTCGTTCAATTTCAACCTCTGTATTTTTACACTGAAGGTTAATCTTAACCCAGAGATCTTTATTAATTCTATTGGGTAAATCGCTTAACTTAACACCTTCAACTTTACCATATAACGCATAGACAATTGCGTTTGCAATAGTAGTTTTACCATGACCATTTTTACCGAGTGTTAAAAACAATTCTGATTTATCGTCCTCAAACTCTAATCTTTGAATTGAATTTCCGTAACTTGCAAAGTTCTTAAATTCTATTGATTGAATTTTCATTGATCGCTATCGTAATTATAAGCACAGAGATCGTGCAGTTTCTTTATTTTATCTTTAATCTGTGCTTTTGTTTCATCATCATGACCTAGACCATCAATATACATATTACATAGATGAAGAATATTATAATTCTTATATAAATCTTCAATTTCATCCATGTCATACATATCTTTGTCGATGAATGTATCTTGCTCATAGATATTTGGTTCGATTTTACGACCAATTTCTTGAATCTTATTAATTAATTTCGATAGCGCGTTAGAAGCTGCAATATTTGAAGGAACATATAGATCTACGAAGTTATTACGAATTTCTTCTTTGAATTCACCTAGAGGTACATTATAAAGACCCGTGAGATATGTCTTAATAAACTTTGGAGATATATTATTTTCAAAGAAAGTCTCTGACATGTCTTCTAAATTAACCAGATCAAACCCTTTAGCGTTGTTGGCATCTGATCTAGTCAATTGATATGGAGTACCAACCATTCTCAACTTTCCTTTCTTTTGTCTATAATGAATATGACCAGAATACACTGCATCATATCTGTCAAATGACTGGGAATCTGAGCCATGATCATTTGTTACTTTAGAGTTTAATTTGATACCTTTAACTTCAGAATGACAAAAGACAATATTGGCGGTTGGATATTCTGCAAGAGTTTCTGCTTCATGTGCAGCATCTCTTCTCCATGGCATTAATAAAACCTTTTTTCCACCCCAATTAAATAATTCAGGATCTTTATAGATTGCAACATTTGGAATCCACTTAAGAGAATCGATTGAGGTTACATCATTTGATTTTTTTGCCCAAATATCATGATTACCGCAAATGACATGGGTTGGTAGAATTTCACCTAATCTTTCAAAAAGATCAACTGCGTAATTAAGTACCTTTAGATTAATACTTTGGCGATTATCAAATGCATCACCTACTTGTACTAGAATATCACCTTCTCTTACATTTTTTTGAAGAGTTGGAATAAACAAGTTTTCATAGAAATCTTTTTGGATATCTAACCATTCCATGGAGTTTGAACGTACTCCAAGGTGCATGTCTCCTAAGATCCAAATCCTTTTTACGGGTTTGTTTAAGATTGTACTATCAATCATAACTAATTAGAATAATCTGTTGATGTTCTTTCTTTTCAGTATGTTTGTTCTTTCGTCAAGTTCTTCGATTAATTCTTCTTTAAATTTATTTCCTAGTGATTGATAAAAACGCGTAGGATTGATGTTAAAGTAATCGCTAAGTTCTGAGAACACATCAACTAGTGAATGCTTTGTTTTCATTTCATCAGAAACATATTCATATACCTCATTGATATCAAGTTTCTTTAGTTTAATAGTTTGTTGAAACTCATCGATTTCATTAAAAACTTTAAATCTCGATTTAATAATTAGTTCATGAATTTGATCTGCGATCAAGCCCGCTTCAATTTTATCTTCTTCACTTCGAGAATCTAAATAAGACGGTGCAACTTCAAATGTTAAAGATGGATCATATTCGAATTCTGTTTCTTCGAATGTATTATCGAAAATTTTATCTCTTTTAGTTCTCATTATAAACTGTGTATATTTGAGTTTGTCACTTCGTCTGTCTCAGTGAGTCTCATGTAATTATAGTTAATTTGTAGTTTGCACTTGGTGCCCTTTCCTTCTCCGTCACGAATCTTTAAGATCTTTAACCAATACTCATAGCTGGCACGCATTAAGTCATCTTGAATGATACCTAACATCATATCTGCAGTATGTGAAAGACCAGCAGATTCTGCAACATCACCCATACCAATATCGCTCGAGTTATAATTATTACGGTTAATCTGCGTTGCTGTAACAATTAGCCAACCATTACGTACTCCCATTGCTCTTAGATCTTCTGCAATTTGCTTGATCTTAAGATACATATTTTCAGAATTTGGATTACGATAGTTTGCTAGAATATTAATGTAGTCAATTACGATTGCACCAAGTTTAATTCGCTTCTCTTCTTCAATTTGTTTTAAGTGGGCTTCGATATCTGTCACAGTTGCCTGTGATGTTGGAAATTGCTTTACAAATAAAGATCCTGGTGGAGTAAAGCCATCTCCTACATTTTCAAGCTTACGCTTCATTAAATCTTTATTCTTAGCTTTTTCTTCATACTCATTCATTGAAATTGTAAGCAAGTTAGCGCCGATACGTTTCATAATCTTATGAGCTGCCATTTCAGCAGTTACAAATGCAGTATTAACTCCCATCTTAACAAAATTAGCTGCGTCATTTGCAAGAAAAATAGACTTACCAATGTTTTGCTCGCCTACATAAACAACTAATGAACCATCTTTATCATAACCGCCGTCAAGAACTCGATCTAAGAATCCATATCCTGTGCTAACTTTAGCTCGTTTTTCATTATAGTGATCTTCTGCGTTAAAGAAATCAAGACCAATATCTGAATTAAAGATAATTGAATTTCTATCATTGATTAATGCCTTTGCTTTAGAAATAATATCGTCTGCGGTATCTGGAGTAACTTCAGTTGTTTTAACATATTCAATGATGTCCATTAAAGATGAATCAAAGTTTCTCCACTTGATCCAAGATTCAGTAGTTTGTGTTAACCATTCTTCATCATATTCTCGAAGATCAACCGCATAGATCATGTCTACGATATCTTCATCAACTTTGCCTTTTATCTTTGGGTTTTGAATGAGAGCTTTCATCTGCTCAGCAGAAGGTGTCTCATGAAACTTTTGGTAAAACTTATTAGCTAAGAAGTGTAATGTGTCAATATCATCAAGGGTATAAAAGCCCTTCTTAATTGTCTCTAAGTATTTTGGTTTACCTAAAGATAACTTAAAGAATATTTTTTCAAACTCTGGTCCGAATTTCATGTAGTTGTAGTATATACCCTATTATAGAGCGTTTGTTGATATTGTTTCAAATGATATTATTCTAGTGTAATGTGACCTGCACCAACTGACCATGGCTCTTCTGCCCAGACGTTAATTGCAATTGCACCTCTAGTTCCCTTAGTAACCTCTTGAACTCCGTGAACAACTTCACCTGGATTAAAGATTACAAGTCTATTTGGACGGGTTTTAATTAACTCAGGTGTCTTTCCTTCGCCATCTGTATAAATTGCCAAATCGCCACCCTCAAATTCAAATCCGGGAGGATAGTATACACATCCTAGAACTGGAAACATTCTATTACCCGTCTGTTGACGATATACTACGTCATCGTCTAAGTGTAATTCAAGATAGTTTCTACGACCTGTCATTTCAGCAGATTGAATACCTGTCCAATATTCAAATCCATCTGCTGTAATATTTACATTCGATAAAGGAAATTTAGTACCCCAGATATATTGTGTCAATCTTTGCTTTACGTTTGAAGCTGGTTTAGCCCACCAACCCTTCCAATAGGTATATTTACCAGTTGGATAAAAGAAATCATCGCCTTCAGCTGCGATATCGTTTAATAGTGTTTCATCTTGAATGAAATCATCAAATACTGCTATCATAAATATGGATTTATTTTTATTTTGTAGGTTTCTTTTCCGGGTTCATCTTTTGTTTGTTCAATTAAACCCAATTGTATTGCTCGTTTAAGACCCTCTTCTGCATTCTCATGGTTACCCTTTGAAAAATATCGCATTAAAGCATGTTTGCTAAAGGTATCTTTTTGTCTATCAGGTCGCTTTACTGCTTCATTGATAAAAATGTACAATATATCAAATGCATCTGGAAATGATTCTAATGATTCATGAATTCCTAAGATATACTTAATTGGAAGCTTATCCTCTGATATTTTATGTACATTAACTTTCATTAAGCTTCTAGTGTTTCATTTAACATATCTTCAATATCTACTGCGTCGATTTCAGTATTATAGTTAAAGATTGGTTTAATGTGCTCATTAATTTGCTGTAGAACTTCTTCTGTGAAAACTTTACTTGTAAAGAATTCTTTATTTGTTACAGTTTCATCAAGGTGTTTACAAATCCAGGTGCGTGCAGTTGCTTTAGGAATTTTTTCACCTTTTTCAATAACTCCTTTAGCTACGCCACATACATCCCATGCAACATATTGTTCAAGACCAACGTAAGGATTCATACCTTCTGAAAAGTGTAAGTGAAATTTAATTGGATGTGGTTTTGCAAAACGATTCTTATCTGGTTTAGCATTAACTACAATACCAACCTTTTCTGCTCCGTCCTTTAGTTGCGCTTTATTTAACATAAGAACAATTGAGGCTGCGTATTGTGGACCTGTTCCACCACCTGCAATTTGACGAGAAATAAAGTCTTGTGTTTGGTATGTGTGATTGGTGAATAAGAAAGGAATTTTAAGGTCAGCTAGAGGAGTCATAATAATTCTAAAGATCGACTTAAGAACTTTAGATCGAGTCATATCTGCCTTATCTGAACCTGTTGCAGCATCTTCGATTTCCTTTGCTGTTGCTAAGTTACCAGCTGAATCGAGTACTATCATTACTTTGGGAACTTCTCCACCTTTACGTTTAATATCCTGCATCTTTTGTGTGATAGTGGTAACAGATGTACGAAAATCTTGAACCGTGTTGATAGGTTGATAGTTTACCATAGAAGTATCAATACCAAACTTTTCCATTTGCTCTTTATCTACTGCCGCTTCTGAATCATAATAGATTACATTGTAACCCATGTTGATTGCTTCGCGAACAGAGTTTAGCATCAAGAATGTTTTACCTGTTCCAGATGGACCTGCAATTGAACATGAACGGTTATTTGGCCAACCTCCAAAAAGAGACCCACTAACGCATGCGTTTAAGTGATAATTACCTGTGTTAATCCATTCGGTAACTTCACTGAAATTAGATTGGTTCATAACGGAACCTAGAGGATTTAAACTTGCTAATTCAGCATTTAAATCTTCAAATGTAAATTTATTTTTCGCCATTTGTATTTTCTTTATTTTCTTTTAGTCTCATTTTGTCTAAAGTTTCAATCAAATCTTCAGTTTCATCCTGTATCTCTGCCATTTGTGACTTTAGAACACGTAAACGAGCATGAATCTTTGCATACTCTTTAATTTGTTGTAACTGTTCTTCAGTATACAACTTGTCGCTTTGTTTTGGATCAATTTTTGCCATCTTCTTCTCTAATTACATCAAATATAGTTACTTGATTCTTATTTGGTTTTTCTTGGTCTTTTTCAAAAGACCAAACCATTTTTCTAATTGCATCACCAAGTTCCAAATTATTTGGATACTTTTTTACCAATTCTCTAAGTGTTTCAATTGTTACTTTCATAATTAAAATAGTGAGGTTGAATAAATTAAATTTCTATTTAAAGTTTGTAGACCAACTGATGTTAACACTCGATTCAATGGGTCAATGACGCTTTTTTCAAATTGAATTTCATAATCAATTTCTGGTGCAATTTCGTACGGGTGATCACCTGGCATATAAGCAAACATATCTGAAATAGCATGTTTACAATGATATAATTTTAACTTTTCACCATTACCAATCATCTTATATTTGTTTTTATACTTTGAATTAGTATTCATAAGATAATTGTAGAAGCCTGCAGCCTTTACGTTAGGAGGACATTTAGATCCAATTTGAAATTCAATTGTATCATCTACAATATACTTTTCGATATTATTAGTTCTCTTGTTAAATGAAATTTGATCAACATCTGCTAATTGAAATTCTTTCTTACATTTCTTCAAATAATCAACTAGTTTTTTAAGAAGATCACCTGTTGGTTTTTCTGAAAGTACAATTTTAAGAGCTTCAGTTAAGTGTTTACGTGCTAATGCAGGGGTTGAAGATTGGATTGTATCGAATCCAATTGTTTTGATCTTTTTTAAAGTCGGATATCTATCGTCAATTGATAGTTTATCTTCCCATGCAATATTTTGTAAATACTTTTTCTTAGCGAGCCAAATTCCAGAATATGCAATAGTTTCAAGTTCGAACATTAAGAAGTTATCCGTGTTTGTTGCTTCTGCATATCTTTGCATACACTTTACAATATAATCATTCAATCTGAAGTTGTACAACTCCATGATAAACTTGTCGATTGTCATGCTTTCTTCTAGCCATTCAATGGACTCGTACATCTCTTCAAATTGAACGTAACAAGAATCTGTGTCAATGTAAACCACGGATGGCTTATTAAGATGATTCTTAACTTTTATATTAAATTTCTGGTGTACTTCTGTATCTTTATGCCAAAATTCTTGAAAGTATTTGTTAAGAATTTTTTCAGAATAAAGAATAGCACTTTGGCCTTGCAGGGTAATTGACTCCGCAATATCGATATTGAAGAAGTGAAACCACTTATTACCGAATGCACCATAGATAGAGTTCAACGTAACTTTAACAGCTTGTTCATATGCTGTATATTTAGTTGACATCATTTCATAGTACTCGACTAATTCTTTGATCTCTTGTTTTGTAAGCTCGTTTTCAGGCTTACTAATAAGCTTTTCTATATTCTCCAATACCATAGGTTATTACGCTGATGCGCAGGTTGCGATTGTTAAAAGTGTTTCTGAGTCATTTGAACGAAGAACAACGCGGTTATCTAAAACGTTTGCTGTGTAATCTTCTTTATCCAAAAGATTCAAATACTTTTTAAACAATGTAACTTTACCTCCTGAAGTACCATCATAATCTGGTGTAACAAGCATATTATATGTGTTACCGGTCAGTTTAACTCCTTTGCCATTTGCTTCGATTGAGAATGTTTCTTCTTTATCCAAACCGAATAATGAACGTACTTTATTTAGTGTAGTGTAATCAATGTCAAACTTGTATGCTGCAGAGTCAACATTAAAGATAGCTTGAATCTGTGCGTCTGTCAAATCTTTGTAACCCAAAGAAGGTTCAGAGCATGCAAGGTTGATCTCGAGTTCATCGTTATAGATGCGGAAAGTAGTTGCAACACAATCATCTTCGTTTTCGATGAATTCAAATTCACCAGAGATTGAATCATATTCAAACTGCTTAAATGCATCAGTTAACTTCTGTGCATCGAAGAAAGCAATCTTCAATTCTTTTTCTGTTGTGATTTGACCTTCTTCGATTTGGAACATTTGAGCCAAAGGAATACGGTGGTGCTTAACTGCATCTCGTTGAGGCAAATAAGCTGAAGCTTGTACAACTCCATCTTTGATTTTGAAATAGATGAAAGAGTCAATGACTTTCAATCTATTCACAAAGCTAATAAAGCTGTTTTGATCGACTTTGTTAATCTTAATTTTCATACTGTTTTTGAATTTAATATACGTTTAGGTATTATAACCATAAACCGCATAAAGTTTCAAAAAAGTATTACTCTTCAGATTCTTCAGTTTCTAAAGATTCATCAATGCCTAATCCGATTTGATTAGCTTGATAATGAGCCATGTATTGCTCTCTTGTCATTCCTAATTGGTCAGCTTGCCAACCTACAAAATCATATACGTGTTTCTGTTCCATTATAGAGTTATGTATTTATAATCTATATATCTTATTTATTATATTTGATGGTCCATGTATTGACATCACTATCTACGATTCGATTCATTTCGATTTGACCTGACGAAGTTGACATTTCAGTATTAATTCCACCTTTAATATAAATAGATTGAATAGGTTCAATTGTTTTATTAATCCAATCATCACCAAACCAAATTAAAAGATCTTCTGGAATTGATACCCATTTGCTCTTCTTAATAAAAAGTAAACATCCCCATCCTTTAGTGATATAATGTTTATTTTCAAGTAAAAAATCTTCAAGTTCTCTAACTCCTATTCCAAATATATCATTGTTGAAGCAATATGTATTGCAACCTATTGCCCCATAACCCTCTAATTGATTTATGAAATGAAGATTTGAATTTATGTCAAATTCTATATCATCATTTGATATTATAACATTTTCGTATTTTGCTAATGTGACACCCAGATTCCATGCCCTATTAACATATATGTTATTTTCTTGTTTTATATGGACTAATTTAGATTTATGATTAAAATCAAACGATGGTGCATCATTCTTTGCGTTATCTATTAATATAACTTCAGATACAAGATCACAATCTAAATAACTTTGAATTAAGTTAACTGTGTATTTGCTTTTCCATAAGGTTGGAATAACTACTGAAAACATAAACCTATTTTTATTTATATTTATTTCTTTAAAAAAAGTGAGGCCAGGAAGTAGCGAACTCCTGGCCTCGTTCCGTTAACTATAACGGTCCTAAGAGTGGCCATCACAGCCACACCTTTAATTATCTATCCATCACAAGAAAGACAGTCAGGATCGATCGCAGCTGCTGCAATATCTCCTCTAAGTACGCTTTCAGTTCTCATATAATAAAGAGTTTTAATACCCTGATCATATGCTTCTAAGTGAACTTGATTGATGAATTTTGGTTCTGCTTCTTTTGGAAACGCAAGATTTAAAGAAACTGCCTGATCAACGTATTGTTGTCTAACGCCTGCTTGTTTTACCAATTCTAATTGATTGATTTCTTTAAACGTCTTGAATATTGATTTAAATGGAATATAATTATCTCTTTGAAGTTCTGATAATCTTTCCATTTTATTTTTATGTAATGGAGCAGTTTTAGATGAAACATGTACATAGTAGTCATCGATCCATGAAAGACCAAAAACACTACCACCATCAACTAAAATCTGGTCCCATGTTTCCTTTGTGTTTTTACCGATTTCTTCTAAAGCTGCTTCAAGAGTTGGATTCTTACGAATGAACGTTCCTTTTGCAGTTTGTTCTGTGAAAACATTGGCAGCCCATGGTTCAATACCCGCTGAAACATTACCGCTTAATTTAGAATTAGAAACCGTTGGTGCGATTGCTCTTAAGTGTGTGTTGCGCATCCCTGTTCCAACACACCATAGAGGTTCACCCATGTCAGTTGCCATATCTCTACTTGCTTTTTCACTTTCAGTTTTAATCATTGAGAAAATCTTACGAGTTTCAAATTGAGCTGTTAAACCTTCAAACGGAATATTACGTTCTTGTAGGTATGTGTGCCATCCAAGAACTCCAAGTCCAAGTGCTCTACCTTTTTCTGCAGAACGAACTGAGTTTTCAAATCCACGCATAAATTTTGCCTTTTGAATGAATTCTTCAAGAACACCATCAAGAAACCATGTCGCTGTATAAATAAGATCTGTATCCTTCCACTCATCATACTTTGCAAGGTTCACTGAAGATAAACAACAAACGAATGAGTGATTTTCATCAGTGTGTAGCGTAATCTCAGAACAAATGTTTGTCATATAAACCTTTAATCCATTCTGTTTATATGCATCTGGATTTGAACGATTTACATTGCCTTTAAACATAATGTATGGCTCACCAGTCGCTCTACGCTTGCGAATAACTGCAGTCCATCTTTTACGAGCTTCTTTGTCGCCAGCTTTTACCTTTTGCATAAAACCATCTGAAATTACAACACATTGGTGTAGGTTCAATGATTGACGGTTTACATCTCCCTTTGGTTCGCGAATTTCTAACCATTCCCAGAAATCTGCATGTTCAATATCAATATTAACTGAAGCTGCTCCTCGTCTTACGCTTCCTTGGTTAGTTGCTAAAATAGTTGAATCATAAATCTTACAAAATGGAACAATACCATCGCTTGTTCCGTTGCCTCTAATCTTTGCACCGGCTGGTCTGATTTGGTTAATACCAATACCAACTCCGCCTCCGTGTTTTGCTAGCAACATCATCTCTAAATTCTTTGCACCAATATCATGAATTGAATCAGCTACGTCAATACCGAAACAGGAAATTGGAAGGCCTCTTTCAGTTCCTGTATTTGAAAGAACTGGAGAAGCTAAATTCAACCATCCCTTCCAAATATAATCAAAGAATTTACTTGCCATTTCTGGTTTTTGTAAACGCTTTGCCACCGTTGTTGCCACTCTCCAATATGCATCCTTTGGTGTTTCACCCTGCATAAGATAGCCATTGCTAATTGTCTTTACATAAATCTCAGTGTTGCCCCATGTTGGAAAATCTACTCCGATTTCCCATCCTAGGGTTTCACCATGATTAATGCTTTCTACTTTCTTTCCCATATAAATTTATTAAAATAATTCGTCTTCATCCCAGTTTTCATCTTCGCCTGCCTTAGAATAATCTGTAGGTCTGGTTGCAAAGAAATCTGTATGTGTTGTTCCACCCGTTAAGTGATAAAACCAATCTAATTCAGAAGCAGCAGCTTCATCATATTTCATAAATGGTCCATCAGTGTAACCTAATTCTGCAATTTTTTCGTTTGCTCTTTTAAGAATAAACTGTTTTAGATCACTAGCCTTTAGATTATCAAGATCTCCCATTTCAAACATCTTATCAATGAAATTATGTTCCATGTCAACCATGAGCTCAGCTGCACGAATCACATCATCTTTTACGTCCTCTTTCAATTCAGGATATTCTGTGGACATGTGCTTAAATAATTGACAGCCCATCTTAGAGTGTAGTGATTCGTCACGAACTGACCACTTCATCTGTTGACCAATTCCTTTTAACAAGTTTCTCATTTGAAACGAGTAAAGAACTGCAAACGATGAATACAATGAAACTCCTTCAGCAAACGCTGAGAAGATTGCTAGTGATCTAGCAACTTGCTTTCTGGCAGTTGCTGATTTTTGTAGGTCCTCATGAGTCCAATCTGCTTCAGTTGAAGTTAACAATTCAAACTTCTCTGAAATTGCTGGTTCATGTAAGAATGCTGAGAAATCTTCAAGACCTAATGTTTCGTTTAAATATGAATATGCAGTTGCGTGGATTGTTTCTTGTGATCCAAATGCCATTGCCATTTGTTTGATTTCATGCTTAGGAAACCAATGCGTAACCATACCTGTCCAGTAATCTGAAACTGCGCATTCAGTTTGTGCAAACCCCAATAAAATGTTACCTACTAAATTCTTTTCTGCATCTGTTAATTTTTCATTCCAGTCTTTGACATCTCCTTGCATTGAAATTTCAGTGTGTAACCAAAATGCTTGCATTTGTTTTAACCAACCCTCTGTGTAGTAAACCGGATATTCAAATGGCTTGTATTCAATTCTTTCTTTAAATAAATTAGAATGTGTATTTTCCATTTTTTTGTATTTTTTTATATTCCTTTTAGACTATAAAAGGCCTTTCATCAGAAAGGCCTCTTACTTGTATTGAATGTAGGTTATATATCTACGAGTCAATATTCAGAGCCCATATGGGTTAAAGTTATTATGTTATTCTTTTCTTAAGTTGGTCTGCTTTTGTGAAATAATCATACGACATTTTCTTATATTGTTTCCGTTGGTCGTATAAATCTGTTAATATCTTTTTAAGAATACTATCTTCTTTTTTATACACTACACCGTTATCGCAAACAATAACTTCTTTATCTTCTCTTCGTTCTTTAATCTGACTCTTATAAACTTGTTCAACATATGCATCCGGTGAGATGTTAAACTGTCTCATAATAGAAGGATATAGTGAAGCAAAGTCAAATGCACTAATTCCTTCATAGTAACCTACAATAGGTTCTTTAACGAAAGCTCCAACGTATTGACCATCCTTTTGACCATCTTCTCGTTGTTCTGTTCCAATTCGCATTCCTTGTTCAGCTAATTTACGAGCCATAAGAGCTTCTGTGATTGCTACTGGAGAACTTGCTTTATACAGTGGCATCTTAGTAATATTCGCCAAGGTTAAAAGAACTTCCATTGATTTAAGTTTCTGATCTATATAATAGACTAACACGGAGTCAACTACGTTATAGTATATGTATTTAGTAAAGTTATCTCTATAAAGATCTTGGAGTGAACCTGTGAACTTAATTTTATTTGTATTTAATACTTGACTCGAAACATAATCGAGTGAATTAGATTCCTTTACTTTAACTGAGCGATCATATTTATCATACAATTGCATGTAGTCCAGAATTCCAATGTGAAGTGGGCGTGAATCAGTTCTATCAACACTTTGAGTCATACCAACTTCATTAATATCAATTTGAAGTCTTTTACAGCGATTAACAATATATTGCCAGTCATAGTTGATAAAGTTCCATCCTGTCATCATTGGAAATTTAGGTAAGAACTTCATTAAGAACGTGTATACCATATCATATTCAGTGTTGAACTTATGGTATTTAAATTCCCAATCTTGATCAAAATCTTTGAAATATTCATTAGTATCATCTTCAATCTTTTGAATACTCTTAGGATCCATATCTTCAAGACCTAAAACAATCGCTTTACGCTCAGGTGTAATGATAGAGAAAGAAAGAATTCTTGATTTAGCTTCTTCAGCCTTTGGAAAACCATCAACGATTTCAGTTTCAATATCGACAAAATATGTCTTAGGCATATTATATGCCAGTAGTTCTTCTTTATCTCTTTCTGGTAATCCATCAATAAAATAGACCATTGAGAACTTATTGAACTGGCGAGCTGGACCTAATTTAACAGGTCGACCATCCCAATTTTTAAATTCAGTACTTACTCCTCGTTCTTTTTCGTCACAGATATACCAGTTTTGAAACTGTGAAATTGGATATTGTTTAAATGCTACTTTGCCTTCGACATCATAGTAGGAAATGATGACGTCTTTGTCTCTTTGCTCAATATCTAAAATCATTAATAGTTATTTTTCTGGCGGTTAACGTTTTCTTCTGCTTTTGCGAAATAATAGTTGTATGCTGTTTTTGCATCTAATCCGATTGAGGCCGCGTAGTTTATAAAGAAGTGTAGAATGTCTACCCATTCCATATACAATTCTTTCTTGTCGCCATCTGATAGATCTGAAACTTTCATAGTTTCATACTTTGAGAAATCTTTCTTCCAGTATTTCCATACTGCATTGCCAGATCCATCTTTAATACCGCCAAGTGCATCCGTCATTTCATGAATTTCATCAACGACTGCGTGTGTATTAACATGCCAGAAGTTCATAACTTCTCTAATTGTCATATCTTCAAATTTGAAACCATAAGTCTGCTCTTGCATTTTCTTTTGGTTTTCCATAATATCAGCCAAGTGTGTAGTTGACTGGTCGTAAAAATCTTTTACTTCAAGATCTTTGCATTCGTTATCTATATTTGCCATGTAATTTATACTTAGAAAAGTGAGTTTGTTTTTAGTTCTTGAACTGGACCTGGTTTATTAGCTCTTTTTGTTACATTAGAGATAGCTTCGAAAAGATCTGTGTTAACTACTTCTGGTGCGTTATGTAGTTTAGCTAACCGAAGAGAGTTCTTTCTAAAGGCATCTCTGCGTTTATGGTCATTAGCCAATTCTAAGATTTGAGGAATTGAAGCTTCTACATTATTCTTATCAACAAAGATTGCAAAATCTTCTAATTCAATAAAAGGAACCTTTTCTGTTCGGTGGATTACGTTCTCTCCCCAATGTTTATCGAATAATGGAATTGTACCCGCTGCAATAACTTCACACATTGCATATTCAATCATCGAACCATAAAGACGAGCTGGAAGATTAAAGAACTCTGCACCAAACATTGAGTTTGAAAGCTCTCCCATTCCTTCAGCTAAATTATAAGGACCATAAATGTATACTTTATCATCAACCTGTGGATAAATTATAGGATTCTTTTTTTCATTAACTTCAAACACATCTTGGCGAGGAGAACGATCGTCATTTAAGAACATTGGAAGAGCACCAATAGAACGTTCAACGCCACGAGCTTCTGTTACAAAATCATTACCTTTCAAAAGGTTCATAATATCAAACATACGGAATGGATCCTTAAATCCAGCAAATCGACCAAAGTAAGTAACTCGTCGCATTTGTTCTTCAGCTGGTTTCCAAGTTGGGAGCCATGCATCATAATCATATGGATTTAGGTTCATTTCGATAAGAGGAGTATCTGGTGCCTCTTCTCTAAGTTTGTTTGCAAAATTAGAAGTCAAAGAGTAGTTGAACATAGCGTCCATCTGTGTCATGATCTCCCAATACTTGTGATTCTTTGCAAGGTTTTGAGTATTGTGATCTAAACAGTTTCCAACTTTAATTGGATTTGTTAAACCATATACACAATGCTCAATGAAATCTTCATTGAACTCATCGCCCACTGATTTGTGTGGAAATGAGGTGTAATAAACTACATCGTGTGAGTTTAATTCCTTTGCAATTTTTGGAATGTCTGCTCTTTTAAAATACGTTGTAACAATGTCTGTTGTTTTTTGACGTGGCCAAACCTTTTCAGTAGCTGAATAGATGGTTGCTTCATGACCTTCTTTAATTAACCAATTGTAGAATTCAATAGTGTGTCTTGTTAGACCACAACCCTCTACTCCTTTTGCTAAGACTAATGCGATTTTCATTTCTTATTTTCTATTTTTAAATCTTCTATTTTAATATAAATCGGTTCTGTACTTTTTTCAAATAACACATCGACAAATATAGTGTTATAGAATTCATAAAATTCGGTTATTTTGCCATTTCCTAACTTTAGATGGCTAACAGCAGTACCTCGAGTTAAATCATCCATTATTTTGTTTTTCATTTACATAGTTATCAAGACCTTGAATATAGCCGATTGCATCGAGTAAATTGTCACGCTTATGGTTATAACTTTCACGTGAAAATTTAAGAGCAATAAGAGCCATATACATTTCGCGGCCAGTTACATCTAGACCTGTCATACCTTTAAAAATGAGAGCAGCTCGATCCATACCTTCAGAGAAAGGTCCATACATACGATCTTTTTCTTCAGATCGATTATTGATAAGTTCGTGAGCTTCTAGTGAGATTGATTTATTATCCATGTAAAATATGTTTGATTAATTATACCTTATATATGCGTTTTGTTTCTGGCATTTGTTGATTTTGGAGAACTATCTTTTAATGGACTTTCTTCATTAACCCACTCTTCTCGACCAATTGCAACTCCCATGATTTTAACATATGGGACGCCTGTGCTCTGTGCAATTTGTATTGTTTTTTGAATAGCTTCTTGATTATCCTTTGCCATCACACAACATACAAAGTCTTGATGTCTACTAAAAAGCCTTACCATTTCTCGATCATCTTCGTAAGGTAACCAATAAACTATAATAGGTCTAGTTTCCATATGCATTCCATATTTTACGTTCTTTAACTAAGTTATTCCATGCTCGTTTAATTATTGGATCTCGATCCTTTAATATGTGCCTAGGCTGCTCTGAATGTGAACGAGGGAATAAATCTATTTGTTCGAATGTAGGTATTGTTCTACCTTGTGAAATGGATCTAAGCACATAAAAAAGCTGCCTAGTGGTACCATCAAAGGTTTCCATGTATTCTCGTATATAGTCAACATCAAGACTAAATTCCTCGGCAAGTTCTAATCTAAGTTGACTAAGCAATTCGGCTTCACGCTTAAGATGTTTTTCCATCATTATACCAACTCGCTTATTTTTTAATTTTCGTCGATCTCTAATTTTTTCTTGAATAATTTCTGGATCTCGAGTGTAGCTAAATTCATTTTTAATTTGTTGACATTCTATCTGATATAGGAGCTCCTCTAAATGAGTTTGTTCTGACAATTGATCATATTCAAACTCTCCAAATTCAATTCGTTGAAGAAGGCGAGAATATCCTTTCCAATAGAGATCTTTTAGTAGTTTTCGAGAAGTATGAAACCTACGCCACCATGTGAATTGCCTATTACTCATCTTAAATTCTACCTAAATGTGCATTAAATTCTTTCATCTCTTGCTCTTCATATCGCTTTTGACGCTCTTCTTCAAGCATCACAGCTGCATAGTCCCACATATATTGCTTTATCGCATTCAGCTTGTTATCCATTTCTTCTGAAGTAAAGAACTCTTTTTCAATGTGTAGATCACTTAAGTTGCTAGAGATACGGCGAATAACGTCATAAGTGCCAAATAATTCAACTGGTTGAAACTCTCCGTGTTTGTCGATGAAATCTTGTTTTGTCATATTGCTTATCTTTTAATTATACAGCTAATATAAACAAAAAACCCGAGACTAAAAAATCCCGGGTTAATTATTTTCTAAATATTTTCAATTATACTTGAGTTTGAAAATATTTGTCTAATGCTTCAAGCTTGTCATCAGCATCCACTAACATTGTAAGAGCTTCTTCTGCGTTTTTGTAAAAGTCACCCGTTGAGTGATCTCCAATACCTGCTGCGTGATTTGACAATAATTCAAGTGTTAATAATGCCTTTGATTTGTCAGCTTCTGCTGATTTACGTAACATATCTACTAAATGTGCTTTCATACTTTTTCTTTTAATTCGTTAACTTGTTCTAATAAGAATTCTTGAAAGGATAGGATTTCCCAGTCTGAGAAGATTTCTCTGACTTTAGTTGAGTTTAGTGCATATCTTCGATCATGACCTAAACGATCTGTAACATATTCAAACCTTGGTGTTTTACCCAACATTTCACCGATCATGTTCACGATTTCAATGTTTTCGTAACGTTCTCCTGAGCCAATGTTGTAAACTTCATTTAATTGATCAGATAACATTAGTTCATAAATCAGTTGAACATTGTCTTCAACATCGATCCACTCTCGAACTTGGCGACCATCTCCGTAAACTGGAATAGTCTTATCTTCTTTAATTGATTGGATGATTTTTGGAATAAATTTCTCTGCGTTTTGATGAGCTCCATAATTATTACAAGTTCGTGTAATTAAATATGGAAGTCCGAATGTACGGCCTGCTGCTTCAACTAAAAGATCAGAAGCTGCTTTACTTGCAGAATAATAAGAAGATCCGTGTAATGGATATTTCTCATGAGCTTCTGCTAAAGTATCTATATCATTCATATCTCCATAAACTTCATCGGTTGAAATATGAATAAACTTTTTTAGATTTTTGTTTTGACGAGCACATTCAATAAGGTTAAAGGTTCCTTCAACATTAGTGCGAATAAATGGTCGGCCATCTTTAATAGAATTATCAACATGACTTTCCGCTGCAAAATGGACCAAATAATCATAATCACCGAGATCTTCTACGGTTACATCGCAAATATCTTCTTTGATTAGAGTTACTTGTGTTTTGAGATTATTTGGGTTTGCTGCATAAGTCATCTTATCAACTACAACTACCTGTGCAGTTGGCAATTTACGGCCCAACAAATTTACGAATGATGAGCCAATAAAACCCATACCACCTGTTACTACTATTCTCATGCTTGTTCTAATAATTCTTTAATTGCATTTTTATATTGATCTTCTGTAAGATTTCCTTCAGCATGTTGAGCAATTTGATCTCTAATTGCTAACATTAATCTTTGTGCTGACGAAGTTGAATTTTCATTCTTTGCACGGTCTACAATTTCTGGATTTTGCTTTACAGTTTGAATAGTAATCAAATCTTTCAACTTAGTAGTTGACCAGTCATGTGAACGTGTTGTGTAAATAACTTCAGGTGGAAGATTATCACCAGTAAAGCGCTTACCAATGTAATCATCTCCTAAAATACGAATATCTGGCTTATAGAACTCGATTAATTTAATTAGGTCTTCTTCAGTTTGATAACATACTACCTCATCTACATATTTAATAGCCATTAAAGTCTTGTATCGTTCATACAATGGAATAACTGGTTTATATTTTGTAAATCGAGTTTCTGAGGGATCCATTTGCAAAAACACCATAAAATAATCACAGTGTTGTTTAGCGGTTTCAAATGTATAAATGTAACCAGGGTGCAAAAGATCAAAATTACCAGCGGTAAAGCCGATTTTACCTTTATTTTTATCCATGTAATCTACTTTCTTTTAATTTTAAGCATAAATATAGTTGACGCGATATATCTTGTACTATTTCCTGTGAATAAGTTTCATTCAAAACCATAATTAATACGAAGTTATCTACCATCTTGGCAGCAGTTTCAAGTTGACAACGCGTTTGACAACTTTCAATGGTTAATTCGATTTTTTCAATCGCCTTACTTGACCATGATTCGTAATTATCGGGTTTAAATAGGAATGGTTGCATCATTATAAGTTAGAAGCCTTGTAAAATAAAAAAGCTCGATAATTATATCGAGCTTTTTAAAAATGTTTCAAATGAAATTAACTTTGATAAGGTGCGTATAATGACGTTAACCAATCTCTTAATTCCTTTGAGTCTTCAACCTTAAGATATTTTAATACTTCTTTAATAAAGTCCTTTAAATTCTTAGCTTCTTGAGCAATAATATCAATTTCTGACATAGAACCTTCTAACATTAAAGATTCTAAAGCTCCCGCTAATTCAGCGTTTCTATCTTTACCCATTACAGCTTGATTTAATTCTTTCTCTAAAGATTTTTTCTGTGCAGTAAGTTCTTTTAATCTTGCTAAAAAGTTAGCTTCAGCTTTAGTATCACCTGATTCTTTAGCGACTTTCCAGTTTAAAACAACTTCAGACATTTCAGATACTACAGCTGAGTATTCTTTTTGAATCTTATTGATTGAACGAGCTTCATTAACTTCTTCTGATTCATATGTTGGAACAACACCTAACTTGTTAGCAGTTTGACCAATTTTGTTTTCAACTCCTTCAAGATTTTTAATAATACCTTCAATGGCTTTTCTCCATTTAGCATCAGTTGTCTCTTCTGCTAAATCATTTAATTTACCGTATATGCTATGAATATCACCTCCAACTTCATCCATAATATCTACTTCAGTTCGACCAGTATAGATTGTTTTTTCATCAATTTCTTCTGATGTTGCTTGATATAATTCACCTGAAACTTCATCAGCCAGCTTTTCAGAAGCTGATTTTTCTTCGTTAATTACAGATTCAGACACTTTCTTCTTAAGCCATTTATTAGCGTCTCTAACAATAAATTCGTCTGAAGTTCCTTTAACCTTACCTACAACATCTCCATTAGGTTTGATATCAGTGATTTCAACTTCCTTATCTCCATCAACATGCTTCCACATCCAAACTTGACCAGCTTTGAATTTAGCTTCATTAACCACTGATTCAGCTAACATCATTTCAAGCTTGTTTCTCTTAGCAATAAGCTTTTGAATCTCATCTTCAATCTTGTTTAGCTTATCGCCATATTCATCGGCAATTGGACCACCTTCAGCTTCAGCCTCTTCTTCCATGTCAATTAGCATTTGACCTCTATCAGAATAAAGGTCTTTTAGCTCTTGGCTAATGTACCATAGATCATCTTCAGCTTTTAGTCTCTGCTTACCATAAAGAGGTTTGCGCTTTGGTTTTGCCAATTCAGCTTCGCGCTTCATTTTAGCAGCTCTAAACGCGATTAGAATTGGATCATTAATACCCATTTCATTTACTGCTTCTTTGCTGGTAGAAAGAAATTCTTCGTATGTTGCGATTTTGTGCTTAAATTTCATTTTCTTTTTATATCTTTTTTTAGCATCTCCTCGACCTGCTGGGACATCACCAGATCCAACTTCTGTTTTGATAGGTAGTTGAACTTGACCCATACCTCCAATCGAAGCTGGTGTAATATTTTCAACAACTTCAGGTAAACCTTCATGCGGAGTAGATGCAAAATCTTTAAGATCCTTTAAGGACATGCCGTCCACTAATTCTTTTACCTTGTCTCTGTACTCGCTATCAATGTCAGAAAGTTGCATATCACCAGATTTAACAGCGTATGCAACTCCCATTAGTCGTTGTTGTGATTTACTTGTACTTGGCATAATTATTTTTCGTCAGCCATCATAGTCTCACGACCTCTGATCTCAACATTGTTATGACCAACTTCTGGATCGAATGCTCCCATGATTTCAACATCTTTAGATGCAATAAAAAGTGGAGTGTTCAACCCGCCATCAAGTTTTCTTGAATATCTGCTACCATCAGCGTCATCCATGAAACCAACGTTGATTACAAAGTCGTTTGGAATGTAGAATCTCATTACACCGCCTACACCATCGCCGAACTCAGGGTTTAATTCCCATTTCGAGTTCAATGAAGCTGTAATAAATGCAACCTCTTCTTTGTTCTTAACGGCTTTCATTACTCTGTCAATAATGATTTTAGCGCCGTCCTTTGGAGCCCATTTAGCCCAAGCTGCATTAACTTCGTCTAGGGTTTCAACTGGATCACCGTTGTGGCTGATTCTTTCAATCTCTTTTTTAAATGCTTGCATTAAAGCTCCAATAATACCTTTAGATGCATACATTCCAGTTAATCTGTAAACTTTTTCGTTTGCGAATTGTTCAAATAATTTTACGTGTTTCATTTTTTATATGTATTAGTGTTTAAGTTTTACCAAGCATAGTCAAATGTTGGGATCTGTTTGATTTTATCTGCAACGTCTTTAGCGTATTGTTTAACGTATTCTGTGTAATATGAAGTTCTTTCTCCATCCTGTGTGGCCTTTGTAACTTTATTAGAATATTCAACATAATTTGAGTATGCATCGAGAATACTTGACATATGATTTGAAGCATCTCTTAACTTAGCATCGTTTCCTTTTTTATTGGTTCCGATCTTAATATCACCGTATCTTGTCGTTTCTCCAGCTGCTAAACCTTTTTTAATTTGATTAGTTAACATATTAATTGCTTTGTCAACTTCCTTGTCTAATGGGAGTGCTGCAGCCTTAGTAGATAAAATTTCTGTATATCTCTTTTGATTAATCGCTTTAAATTCTTTATCGTTCATAAAAGCAATTGCACCTTTCTTAGCAGCAGCTCTTTCAACTCTTTGATCTGTTGATGAAGGAAGAATTGAAGGGTCAAACATTAGAACTCTATCTGCAACTTCAGAAAGTCTTTTGATGTTTGATAGACCTGAAGCACCATAGCCAGAGTGTCTCTTATCTACACCATGACCTTCTCCGTATCTACCAACGTTCTTAAGCGTCTTGCTATTGTCTTTAGTAGCCCAAGATTTTTCCCATGACACGTTAAACATTTCGTTTCTACCATTTGCAACTGCAAGTAGAGTGTTTCCTGGAATGTTTTTATTCCATGAGTTTCTGTCAGCATACGGATTAGTCTTCTCATTGTCGGAAATGTAGAAGAATAGTGCGTCTGGATGTGCTTTAGTTTTGTAAGCCTCTTTTGGAGTCATTTCAACAACTTGATCGTCAGTGATCTGATCTAGTTTTACTCTTGTGAATGCTGCAACCGCCTTAAAGAAAGACTGGTCTCCATAATTTAGATTAGCGATCGAAGAAAGCTTTGAAGATTTGAATGCTTCGTTAATTAAAGTCGATTCGTTTAAATTAAACTTAGAGATTGCAGTGTATAGTTTATCAGCTGCTGCTTCTTGATCGATAGATCTTAAGAAATCTACAGTACCGTTTGCAATTGCATACCCAGACCATCCTGCTGCACTAGAAATATTAGAAGGGTCTACATCCATTTTCTTAGCTCTTGATGCAGAACCAATTGCTTTAGAAGTTACGATTTCTCTATGGAAATTTGCATCTTCCATTGCATCAGCATATACCTTAGCAATTGCATCAAGATCTGTAAGACCTGTTTTTTTCCACGCAGTAACTACTTTACCGTTTTCTGTTTTACCTTCATTAATTTGTTGATTCTCATTTAATGAGTTAACGAATTCTGTGAATGATTCGTAAATAAAATTGTTTGCCATTTCTGTGTTATTATTTTCTGATAGGTCTAAGCTCCAGCCGTATTCTACATACGCAATTGCATCAACTACACCAACATCATATTTTTTTGCTAATTCGATAATCTTTTCTCTTGTGATTTGAGAAGCTTTTAATTTACCTACTGCTTTATCAAAATCACCAGGAACCCATACTTCTGGATTCTTAGTTGTTTTTTCATCTACTGATTCTGCCACTTTAAGATCGAATGGTAAATCAGAAGGATCGTAATATCCATCTTCCATATGAAGACCGAACCATTTTCTACCATCTGTAAAATAGAACCAACCATGTGCAACATCGTGAACAACATTGAATACTTTCTTTTCCATTTTAACTGGCTTGCCCTTACCTTTTGCAAGATATTTTAGGACTGGAACTCCATCGTCCCAAGTTTGTGTTGTAGTAGTTGCAGTAACTGTAGCTGAGTTTCCTCTTAGAGTTGCTTGATATAGTTCGCCTGAAACTTCATCAGCCAGCTTTTCAGATGCTGATTTTTCTTCATTAATTAAAGCTTCATTTACTGCGATGCTCTTTAGAATTCTTTTACCGAACTTAGATAATGAAACTCCTTCTTCAGATACGCTGAAATATCTTGAGTTTCTCTTAACCCATCTTTTAGAATCATTAGAAATTTCAGAGACAATATTTTCAAACTCTTCAGTTGTAATAGATCCGTCTGCAATTGCTTCTAAAATTTTATTACGTACTCTAGCAGATTGACCAGCTTCTAGTGCTGGGTGATTTTCAGTATATCTTCTTTTAATAGTAATACGTCTTTCGTTTAAGAAATTATTGAAATCCATGTGTATTGTTATTTTTTATAATATTAGATTATATATCTTACTTTTTAACCATCTTGAAAGAAAACTTGTTTCTTGTTGGCATGTTGACCGATGGAGTTGCATTAAATAAAAACTTGCCTTCAGCAAACTTTTTTAATAAGTATTTTTGATATTTTTTCTTAGTGTTAATAGATAAATCAATGTATAATTGTAGAACATCAAATTTTTGAACAACTGATGCCAATGCGTCAATTAATAAATCATTGTCGTTTAATTGATCTTTAACGTGATATGCAAGAGGTGAGAATATCAAACCGTAACCTTCTTTACGCTGAATAGCATCTTCAATTTGTAATTCTTTATTATCCCAACCATCTGGTTTTTTATTTAATCTACTAAAGTATGTGTCAAACTTTTCATATGCTTCATCTGGATTCTTAGTGAAATATTCACGTACCCATTGTGTTAGTTTAGTAGAATCTAATTTATCGGCCTTTAAGTTTTTATCACCTAAGAGTTCTTTAAGATATTCCCATCCTGGTGTATTTAATAATTCAGCAACTTTAAACATTCCCATGAATGCAGTTTCATTACCAAATAACTGAACTACCTTTAACATTAACTTTTCATTTTCAGTTGACATTAAGTTTTCCCATTTTGATGGATTTTGTGAAATTAAAGATGCAACATTACTTAAAGAAGCACTTGCACCGGTTCCAGCTTTCATTGATAAACCCTGTCCATCAATATAAAAGTCAACAAGTGGTTCATTGGCAGCAGTTGGAAATTCTAACCCTTTAGCTCCACCGCCTGTCATTTGTAACATATAGATACCTCCTAAAATTTCACCATAATCTTTTGCAATTTTAGCAACATCTGGATCACTTAAGTGATCTCCATATTCTCCTTCGAAAAATATTTGATCAGTTGCTCCTGCTGCTACGTCTGAAACGTGAGTATATCTCTTTTTAATTGTTCTTAAGCTATCGATTAGGAGTAACATGAACTCTTTATGAACTTCTGAAATCGATTCATTAGATACTAATTGAAGTAAAGCCGTTTCAACTGCTCTTTTAACCTCATCTAAATTTTTAAATGTTTTACCTCCGAGACCTAAGCCATCTGGGGTTAACATTTTATTTTGAATATTTGATTTTGCCTTTAAGTTATCGATAATGTAAACGACATCTCCGGGTTGGGCTTTGTATTTATTAATTGAGATTGGATTTAAAATAGTAATCTTATATGTATTATAAGTTCCTGATTTAGCATCTCCTTTTTTAGCTCTATCTGGTCCCTCAAACGTAATAGTATAGTGTTGTTGATTAATTCCTTTCAAGGCAACATTGCTTAAATAATCAACTGTTTGTTTAGAATCTCCTGAAATACCAAAACGAAGCTCGTCTAATTTCTGTGTTTTGTTACCTCTGACTTTATTCTTTAATAAAATATCTCTAATGACTTGTGATAATCCTTGACTATAAGGCTGTCTTGCCTCATTCATTGCTTTTTGAAACTTAACTCTTATGTCTTTATAATTCATTATCCTTGTAGTTTATTCATAAATTGTTCAAAGGTCATTAAACCTTCTGGTTGATCTTTAGATGCAGTGATTAAATTCATAGACTTTTCTAATTGTGTTTTTAAAGTCTTATACATCTTATGAAGCGCTTTAGGAGTCATTGCTTTAAATGAAGCTTCATCACCATCTAACATTGCGTTACGAACTTTAGTAGCAGAAATATTATCGTCAGTTCTTGGAATTTCATAAAGGCTAAAGTCTTTACGGACATTTAATTGATCTCTATAAGAATCATTATTAACTTGATAACCGTATGCTTTCATTCTATCTGTTCCTGTTCCCCAAAGAACTGGTTCATATTTAGGACGTAGTTCATTAAACATCATATCGATTGCCGCTGAAGAAACTACAATGATTTCTTTTAGGAATGGATATTGTTTTTGAACCTGTTTGAACATTTCAACCTGTAATTTTTCATCATATGGTCTGCTAAATTCATCACCTTTTTTTACAGTCTTAGATTTAACTAAGAATACAACAACTGGAAAACCATTTTGTTTGTGAATAGTTTCAAGAACTTTAGCATGACCTAATGTAAATGGTTGAAATCTTCCAACAAACATATTTACTGGTTCAGCGCCTTGTTCACCATGATTAATTTTTAATGCTTCGTTTAAACTCATTTTTGTCTTAATATTATTATGCAACATAAAGTTCTTATAATCATAAATAGAATTTTCATCAGTGTTCTCTACGAAAACAACCTGATTAATAGTATCGATAACTTCATTCATTTGCTTCATCATATCATCGTTAATGATATCTGATGTCTTTGTTCTCTTCTTTCTAAAAGTACCTAAAGTAATTTTAAACAATTCAGAAAGAACTTCATTTGAAACGTGACGTAGTGTTTTCTCGTTTTTAACAAAGTTAGTGTTTAACTTGAATGATTCTGCACTTGAGAATTCAGCGCTTTCAAAGTTAACTCCAATATATTTAGATGCGTTCTTTGTAACATATTCATTAAACGCAATTGACATTAATTCGATATATCTATGATCAGCGGTCTCTTCAACTAATTGAATTTCACTGAAATCATAGTTAATGAAATATTCTAAAAGATCCGCAACTGTGATTTGATAAATATGAGAACTTTCGCGACCTTCATTAAGAGATTGTCTCATAAAGTCTTCAAGTTTATATGAATAGATTTTTTTACCTTCTGCGAAGTTAAGAATTAATCCATCAATTTCTTTTTCTAAATCTTCTTGTAAAATCGTAGCATGCGCATTTGGATTAAAGATCTTGTAAATTTCTTTAGTGAATGATGTCATATTTTCAGTTTCTGTTAAATAATCATAGTTAGCAGAAAACTCTTTATCATTCATTTCTAACAATCTTGTTAGTTTTTCTTTTTGCATTGAAGTTAACATACCGTCAAATAAAACAGTTTGTGGTTCAACGTCTAATACTTTAGACCACTTCTTAATGATAGTAGGATCTATAATTGTTTTTTTAACTTTACCGCTCTCGGTTAATTGTTGAATATGAGTTAAGATTAAAGTATTGTTTGGTGTTTTAGTGTATTCAAAACGTGACACCTTTTCTTCTGGTAAATATTCAAAACCAAACTTAAAATCATGTGGAAGAGATTCTTTAGAAGTTGGATCTAAACTTTGAATATGTTTAATTGCAATTTCATATAATGACATAATAGTACGATCTACGATAGTAAGTGGTTCTCCATTTGAAGATTTGTAAAATTCAAATTTATCATTAACTCTACGAACGTAAAAAGATGGTGCTGAAATTTTTTCAACAACCATTACTCTATTGCTCAATAGCTTTTGAAAAGCATTTGAGTTTGTCTCCTGAAAATGTTCTCTTAATTTTTTAAGTGCCATAATTTTTATTTAATCTTATTTTTGCCAGAGCATCACAGTTCCTGGATCGTAAAATTCACTATACCATCCTCTTTTTTGCAATTCTTTTGCAAACGTTTTTAAAACTCCCATTTCATAAGCAGGGCTTTTTGCATAGTAGTCATAAACTACTTTACCTTTAAATTCTTCCTTGTCGTCTGCTGCTAACCAAATACCACCTTTACTACCGTTAAATCTTTCTGTCGTATCAACAAATCTAAACCCAAGTTCGTCTTCTAACCAATCTGTCATTTGATCTAAACTCATTGCAACAGCTTCATTAACTACTGATTCATTATATACAATCATACCCTCGTTATCTTCAATAGAAATTTTAGAGTTAGGATGTTTTCTTTTGGCAGCTTCATAAGATGCTGGAATAGCATCCATTATATCAACATGCAATTGGTCGATAACCTTACCATCTTTGATAACCACTACCGTCCATGGACCTGACTTAGAACCTTTTTTAACTCCAGTCATAATTTTAGACCATTTTCCTTCTGTAATAAATGCTTCAAATAATTTAACTTTTTTCATTTTATCTACCGTATTTTATAATACCCATCAACTGATTAATTGCAGCAAATGTACCTGTAAGTTTCATTACTTTACCCTTATATCTAAATACAATACCTTCAGTTGGAATAATGGATTCAATGCCTCCAATTCTATTTAAACGGTCAAGTTCTGACATTACTTTTTCAACCTGCTTGACATCTCCACCTTTTTTAATTTTATCGGCTTCTGTTCTAATTTGATTGTGTAATCTTTGCATTTCTGCACTTGGGTTAGCAGCAACAAAATTACTTGCGTTTTTAAGAATAACGCTTCCTAGTTCTAAGAATAAGTCTTCAAATGGTCTAATGTTCTCTTTGTACTTTTGACCTGAAATCTTATCAAATTCTTTAACCTTTGCTGCTCCTTCTTTACCCACTTCTTTATCAAGTGATCTCATATTAAGAGTCTTTTTGTCTTGATACGCCCATCTTAGTAAGAGACCTTCTTTAATATCCTGTGATAAACCTGGAAAGTTTTGATCAATTTGTTCTCTCCACCACATCTCATGATACATTGAAACTTCATCAGCATCTGTTAATTTATAACGATCCTGTAGATCTTGAACTTGTTTAAAGAACTTAGCCTTATTTTGATCAAAGTTCATATCTTTACCTAGTTTAATAACCTGTGGAGGAATAATTGTAAAAGTATTACCAACGTTTGCTTTAACTTTTTCTAAAGCTGCTGCGATACTTTTAGCGTAACTTGATTCTTCTCCAATAATATTACCTTCGCCATCTGTCTTTTTAATTCCATGGAATTGAATAACATCTCTATCGTAATAGATGACGTTTGGATTCTTTGAGTAAATTAACTCCATATTCATGAAGTTCTTACCATTGTCAAACGCTTCTAAATCTTTGGCTGATAATTTAATTAGAGCTTTTGCTAAATCTTCAGCTGCAAATTGGAACGTTTCCTCAACCATTTTACTTGGGTGACCTTCAAACTTTTGCTTAAAAGTTTTAAGATCCATAGGATACTTTAATTCTGTTTTATTACGAGCAAATTTAACTTCGCCGTCTTGAACAGTTGCGAATACATTTTGACCATCGGTCTTCTCAGTAGGTTCTTCTTCAAAGTGTAGATTACCACTCAAGCCCTTCTCAATGATTTTCTTGAAATCTCCAAAGGTCAAATCAGTCTCATCAAACGGGTGACTCATGTGGCCCGCTGCACCACCTTCCATAATAAGTTGAGAATCTCTCCACTCATTTAGATCTCGGTTTGCTTTTTCAATTAAGAACTCTTGATATGTTAGAAGTAATTTCATTTTATTTTACAGTGTATTTTAATAAGCTACCTTCTTGCTTTACTTCAATTTTACCTTTTGTAAGTTTATCAATTTGCTTCATTGTTTCAGCAGGGTTTTGAGCTGCTAAATAGAAGTTATCCTTAATTTTTTGAGATTGGCCTGGTTTAGCATTAAACTGCTTAACTAAATCACCTTTATCATACCCTGTACCACCAACATTAACAACTCTCCAAGAGTTATTGTAATAAACGTCGTATTTTAAATCAGCGTTTAACAATAGATCTACTAAGTATTCATAGTCTGCTGCTCTTTCATTTAAGAAAGCTTCAAATAGTTTTATGTGTTTCATAATTATTCTTCGTCCTTTAATTTATATACATAAAAGTCATAGCCCCAGTCATTACCTCTATCGCCAGCCTTAGATATTACAATTTTATTACTAGAGTGCCAGCCAGTAAATAAGTTATTTGGATAGTCTGTTATTTTATCTAAATTCTTTTTAACATCTTTCCAATTAACACCGCCAACAAATGTTTTTCGTTTTTTAAGCATCTCATCAAATGTATTAAAAGTTTCAGAAAAACCTGAGCCTGTTTTTGGATCTGCTTTTTGGAATTTGTATCTGTATTCTGGTACTTTAGGTCCTAAAATGTTTAAATGTACCCATTCATCAACTTCTTCAATACTAACTCTTAAATCTGGAAACTTATTTTTAATCAATTTCTGAACTCTTTCGGCTTCTGCGATATCTATATCACTTACTTCTTCGTATCCAACATCACCATTTTCTCTTGTTTGTAACAAGATCTCTTCGGTATTGTTTTCATCATAAACCTCCATATATGTTTTAGTAGATTCAATAAATTTCAATATCTTTTTATGTAAAGGTTTATCAAAACCTTCATTTATAAATTGTTCAAATAGTTTTATGTGTTTCATTTTGACCATGGATGATTTTTTGATACCATTTTAGCACCGTGAATTAGACCAAGAACATCTCTATCTCTTTCAGAGTGATAGATTCTGCCATCATCATGGAAGTATTTCCAGTGAGCCTCTTTTGACCCTTTACGAATACCATAAGAAATATCCTCTTTCTTGTCGTAAATCACCTGGTTGTCCTTGTGTAATTCCTTATATGAATCCATAAACTTCTTAAGCTCGTAGCCAACAATAGTATTATAGGTATTGAAAATACCTGCTTCATTAACAAATTGCTCGAATAGTTTAACGTGTTTCATAAGGCTAATATAATAAAAAAACTTGACCCAGAAAAATCCGGGTCAAGTTTTCTCTAAATTTATTTAAACTTTTTGACCATACTGTCAATCACCTTTTTAGCATCATGTTGAATGCCAGGTGCTCTGAAATTTCCTCCAATCTCAAATGAGACCTCTTTGATTCTTTTAAGTAAAGTGTCCATTACTTGTTCAACTTCACCTAACAATTCTTCTCTTTTTTCGTCTTCGTCATCGGAGATTGTACCATCAGCTTTTTTTTCGGCAACTTCAACTGATTCATTAGTTACTGATTCAAATGCACCAGTTGAAGCCATGTTGTATAAGTATTGTGCAATTTTCTTTGCTTTAGAACCCTTGTGGCCGTATGAAGAAACTACCTCTTCAGCTTCTTCTGGTTCCATCATTTCTAGTTCAAATGGATCTCTTTCATCAAGAAGGTCTTGCATAATTGAATATGCTTCATCCTCTTCTTTAGATTCATTAACTTCTAATGATTCACCTAATGAAGATGTTAACATACCTACAGCAGCTCCGTAATCTCCGTCAACTTTACCTAAGATACCATCAACAACTTCCTGTGCTTTAGCTTCGTCAAAGTCAGAGCCAAAAGCTTTTTGTAAAACTGAAAATGCATATTCTTTGAATTCATCATCAGACTTAATTTCAGCTTCGTTTACTTCAGTAACTACTGATTCTTCAACTGCAGCTTCAATTAAAATTGATTCTTCAATATATTCTGCTAGGTCTGGATCAGCCCATCCTAATTCTTCATCAGCTAAAACAGCTTCAAGATCTTTTCTTTTACCTTGCATTGTGATAACTGGGTTACCACCGCCTGGACCATCCATTTTTTTATCAATGATTGTTACTTTATGCTTCTTTAAAAATTTTAAGAAGTCCTTATCATCTGGATCCATTGCATCCATTTCTACAGTTGCTTCACATAAAACTGATTCTAAATCTTCTTCTACTTTGTAAGTTTCACCTTCAAATTCAAATTCTTTTTCACCAGCTTCTTTAGCTTTTCTTACAGCATCACTAAATGCATTGCCTTCTTCAACCTGTGTTGATTCAAATGCAGGTTTTAAATCTCTATCACCGTATAATTCGATCATATACCATTTACCATCTCTTTCGTCGAATAAATATGCATATTCTGCTCCGTTACTGTCGGCGTCATTAATGTATTTCTTAAGATTTTTAACACTACCTTTCATTGGTTTCATGCTATTAACATCTCCGTAGAAATTCATTTTATTAATATCTGCTTCTAAGCCAGAGTTATCTCCTTTAGAGATTACAGCATCAACGTCTGTACCTTTTTTGTATGCCTTCTTAATGATTGGAAGCATGTTTTCTGGATAAGAATCGTAATGTGTATATACTGATGCAATTTCACCAGTCTTATAAATTTTGCCAAATTGACCTCTTGTACCTTCAGTAATAATTAGCACAGATTCTCTAAGACCCGTGTCTTTCTTTAAGGTTACTTTATATGTTTTACCATTGAATTCGAATTCCTTTTCTCCAGCTGCTTTAGCCTTTGCTGCAGCAAAAATGAATGCATTACCTTCAGCGATTTCATCGCCTTCAGCGTCACCTTCACCTTCTAGATCTAATTCTTTTTCAACGTCTTCTGGTTGCTCAACATCTGAATCAACCACTTTAGTTTCATCTTCTAATTCTTCAGCTTCAATACCTGCTTCTTCTTCAGAAACATTACCAAATGCTTTAGTAATAAATTCTCTTTTTACATCTTCTTCTAAGTCCTCGAATGATGTGATATTCATTTCGTCTAATAATGCTGCAATTTTAGCTGTTAATTCGCCTCTCTTTGTTGCATTTTCTTCAGCAATTTTAACGGCCTTATCTTGAGCCATTACGTCTGAAAAAGACTTAAATGATTTAATTTTGTTTAATTGTGCCATTTTTAAATAAATTTATTTAGTTTACATGTACTTTATATATCTCATTCAAAGGTTACTCTTTTAATATTGTAATCAAACTTCTCTTGTCGATAAATTGCTTGTCTTGCCTTTCCATGTTTAAATAGATAATTATCCCATTCATCGGTTCTAATATCGTCAACAAAATCAACAATTAACACTTTATCCTTTGACTCATGTTGACGTAAACCTCTACCAATTGATTGTCTAATAATTACCTCTGATTTAAACGATTCTGTAAAGAAAATGTTGTGAATTTTCTTAATCGAGATACCTGTGGAGAATGTACCATACGAGGCGACAATAACCACTTCCTCTCCTGCTTCCATTTTTTTCTTGTATTCTTCGCGAATATCTTTGTCTGTACCGCCATCAACATAATAAACCCTCTTATTACTCTCTTGTCGTAGTTTCTCATATAACCTTTTACCATGTTCAATCCTGTGGAAAAGTACAAGGGAATTGCGTGGTACTCTGGCGATAACGCTTGAAATAAAGTCAAGACGACCTTCGCTATTAATGATAAAATTTTGTTCCAATTGGAATACATCTTTACTGTCGTATTTATTTTGTGCTAATTCTTGAAATGCTAATCGTTGTGAATCGGTTGCGTAATTCATTTCAATTACTTTAACCACACACTTCGCAATGTGACCTTGATCTTGTAAGAAACTTGCCTTTACTTCACTAATTACCGGGCCAGTTTGACTCATTAATGTTAATTTATCTAAAGTTCCATCCTTTGGAATAGTACCAGATAACCCATATCTATATTGCGCTTTAGTACATTTCTGTAAAATGGTTTTAATAGACGCTGATTTTGCCTTGTGAGTTTCGTCAACAATAACTGCGTCAAATTGCTCAAAGTACTCTACTGATTTTTTAATCAAAGATTGGTATGTACCTATTACAATATTTTTATTTGATTTAATTTTTTGACCTGCAAAAATTTGTTGAATTCTTAAATCAACTTTATTCATATAATTATAATCATGAAAATCTTCATGTGCCTGAACAACTAGAGAAACATTAGGAACGATGAACAAAATACGTTCTGCCTTTTTCTTTTCTAACATATATGCAATAGTCAAGAAAGATATTAGAGTCTTACCAGCACTTGTTGCAAGCTCTGCTAGACACTTTCTAAACTTTAAGATATTGTATGCTGTTTCAATTTGATAGTCTCGAGGAGTGATCTCAGAGCCCTTAAAGAAATCAAGCGCCCATTTTTCAAAGGTTTCGGCGGAGATATCTGGATCTATTAATCTACGAATACCATTAACCTGAACTTCAAAATTATATTCTTTACAAACATCAATCACATATCTCCACAGTCCAGCCGGTATCCATTTGTCATCCTTGATGTAAGTGACATACCCATCCCAAACGCCCCTCTTAACTAGTGGGTTAAATCTCCAACTTTCGATTCTTTTCGTAAGTGAAATTCTAACCTGTTCTATTTCTAGTTCAGTAGCTTCGTCAATCCTTAAATATAGATTGTCGTCTGTTAAAGTTAGTACCAAAAGTCATACTATTCTTTTTTATATTCTTGACATATCAAGGCGATTCTTTATTGCAAAGCCCATATTATCAAGAGTTTTTACAGTTCCTTCAATGAAGGATTTCTGAGTTTCTAGAAGCTCAAGCATATGCTTGTCATCTGATAGGTCTGCTTCTACAAATTTTTCACGCTGTTTGTCGGTTAGTTTATAATCGTAATTGTAATATTCTAACCATTTTTGTTTGTACTTCTGATCAACAACTGATTTTTGAGCGCGGATTCGATTTGACATCGAAGCCAGTTGTTCGACCATAATCTGTCTGTAGCTCAATGAATATGAACTAACCTGTTCTAGGTTTACACCCTTCTTTAAATCTTCCGTTAAGTCTTTGATTTTTTCGGTCCAGTCTAATCTCTGTTTACCTAAATACTCATCTAATTTAAGTATCTTTTCCTTTAAATCTGCCATGTAATTCTTTTTAGAAGAGTTGGTTGTTATTATTACCTTTTACGTAAACGCTAGTAGTAAGTTTCTTTTTAAACTTTAATTCTGAGATATTAAACGATTGCTCGTTATAGCTAAGTTCAGACATTGCAAAGTTTAAGAAACCTTTAATGTTTTTTCGTTTGTTACGATCTTGTTCGAATTCTTCAAACTCTTGATCAATCATTTCGTTAATACTTATATTTTTCATAGGTAATACGCATCAAGCTTTGAATTGCTAAAATACTTTGACAAATCAGAAATACACTTATCTTTAAGATAATATGTAACTCTAATTAGGTCATTCAAATCACCTATTTCTTTAGGATATTTATCCCTTTCATTTTTATCAATACTTTTTAAGTATTTTTCCCACTTAACATCTAGTTTAGTTTCATCAAAGAACTTACCCCACATGAAGATCTTCTTGCCTCTTTTTAATTTTTCCATCATTTTCTTTTTACCTGTTTCATCATTATCAAACATGTAACGAATAGTTGGAATTTCATCAAACTCTTCAGTTGAGCGACCTGCAGTTGCAAGTCCAATGGAGTTGTTTATAAACATAGCATCAATAGGTCCTTCAAACATTGTAACTTCACGTTGAAGATCAACGGTTAAAACACCAAATAATGTAGATATTTTCTTAAGACTTATAAGTTGCTCTTCAGTAACTTGTAATTCTTTACCCATTTCTTGATAAATCTTTTCAATATCGTACGTTAAGTATCTTGCATTCCTATATTTAGTAAGAGCCCTAGTTTGAAAACCAATAACCTTATTGTTAGGAGCTTGATTCAATACTATAAGTCTCTTATCTCGAGAAGAATACATAAAGTTTTCCATCTTATGAGAAAGCATTCTTCCACGAAGATAGAAAAAGCCTGGATCTCCAGGTTCAATTTCTTTAAATCCAAAGCGTTGAGTTAATTCTTCGCGAGTTGGAGCTAAGTCATAAATCTTTTTAAAGATATCATGTTCTAAAACTTCAACGTGATTAACTTCGATTTTATGTGATTGGATATAATCAATTACTGCGATAGAATCCTCACGATCACTAAAATTAACGTGATGATCTTTTAATAACGAGTATACATCATTGTGCGTTCCACAGTTAAAACAATGATATTGCAGGCTTTCCCAATACAAGTTACCTCTTTTCTTTTTTGTATCGGTTGTAGAGTCCCCACAATAAGGGCATGCCAGGGATATTCTCCCTGGCATTTCCTTAAGCATCCTTTTGTTAGGGTCTACGTGTTGTGCTACGACAACCTGTTTAACTAGACTTCTAATCTTAGATTTAAGAGACTCGTCGATTTTAGATGTCGAGGTCATTCAAAAAAGAATCAAGATCATCACTATCAGTAGCTGAAGACTTTGGCGTAGTTGTCATTTCTTCAGGGAATTCAAAGTCTGAACCGTTTGATGTTGGTGCAGCTGCTTCTGCAACTTTAGCCTTAGCCGCTGGCTTTGGCTTGCTAACAACTTCATCGATTGAGCTTCCTGGATTCAAATACTGACGAAGGATTCCATTTACAAATGAGCGAGATTCCTCGTCCCATGCTTTGTATTCGTAAGGTTCCAAAGAAGGTGCAGCATCAAGCTCTGCTTTAATAACTGTCATCGCTTCTTTAGTACGTTCTGCTGGTTCACCGTTAATGATCACGGCTGACTTACTTGCAGAGAACTTAGACTTATCATAGTTATTGTATTCACCTTGACGAGTGATAATCAACTCAAAGTTTTTACCTTCAAAGAGGTCAAATACTTGTGTTGGCTCACCAAATGCTGGCTTCAACTCCTCATCAATCTTTTCTTTGATCTTATAACCAAACTTGTAGATCAAATATTGACCTTCATATTCTGGATGTTGAGGATCTTTAATGACTTTAATAAGTGCGTAATATTGCTCACGACGCTTCAACTTTTCTGACATCTTACGGTCAACTGCTGAATCGCTGTTACGCAATTTAAAGAATGCATCAGCAATTGGGCATTTCTCGCCAACTGTTGATGGAGAATCCACAAGTTTGCCGTTACCGCTAGCATCTGTGAGCCAGTGTACATACTTTTTAACAAGTGAATTACGTGGGTTTGAAGGATTTGGAACAAAGCGGATAAGAGCTTTATAAGTTCCGTCTTTTCCTTGATCTGCGCTTGGCTTGTAGATTACATCTGCCGAAGCTGCTGTTGTGTTGTGAGTGTCAATATCTGATACACTCAGGTTGAAAATGTCAAAATCTGCCATTACTTTAAATACTTTAATTTCGTTTAACTTTAATTCGTTGATTGTTCTTTAATTGGTACCTTTAAAAACTTTCAATAGTTATACGTGAAACCCTAAAAAAGTTTCAAACATAACTAATCTATATATCTAAAATTATCGAAGAAGTGTGTAAATTGATCCGGTGGAGTCCATCCAACCTTGACCTTCTGGGAGTCTTGCTAGTCCAGCCTTTGTTAAGATATCTATCATTTCGGATTCTTCTATACTATGAAGAGATACCATCTTAGATAGGATAGAGTGTAGGTCCATAAGGTCCTGTGAGGATAATTGTTCCATGTTTATGTAATTATTTTATTTTGGTTGAAACTTTTCGGCGAAAGGTAAGTATAAGCTTTAAGTTTTAAGCCTGAAGGTAAAATGTACTCTTCAGATATGCATTTAAGAAGTAAGCGTCAACCAAATCATCAAAGGGTTTTGGTATCTTAGAAGTTTCCCCCACTTCATTAACGCAAAAAGAATGCATTTCAGATTCTCCAATAATTTTATCTTCTAATGTATTATCAAGAAAAACTTTCCACAGTTGAGCTTTATTCATATTGCCTTTACCTGCGTGTTTCTTAATGGTTGAAGGAGCAACCGTTTCGATTGTGATCGGTGAGAAGTTTTCTAAGATTTTGAGTTTTAAGATTGCGGCACCTGCTGCCATGTCAATCATATTGTTTGTTCCGCCATTTGATCCATAGCTGGTTCCTTCGAATGCAAACACAAATTCATCCATGTCTTGAACAATATCTTTAATGAGATTTATAATCTTATCGGCGGTTGTGACGTATCTATTGATTTTAGCTAACTCTGCTGAAGAGTATGTTTTGCTATTTGAAAAATCAGGTTGATAATATAGAGTTACACCTTTAAGATTTTTAAGATCTTCTTGAATCTTTTGTTCTTTTTTAGTGCCTAACCCACTTTTTAAATAAGAAATAAAATGATACTGTTGGGTTTTGTCATTAAAAATACAAATACCTGGAGAGTTCAAAGAAAAGTCAATAGTGACGTAAACCATTTTAGAAAGAGCTACCAAGAGCAGAACCAAGAGCGGCACCTACTAGTCTTGAAGTTAACATATCATACATAACACCTTTTTCGATTCCAAGAACTTTAGCAACCGCTTTACCAATAGTTTTACCTAAAGCAAATCCAGTTAGACCTCCAAAGATGGTTCCTAATAAACCTTCATTCGTCATCTCTTCATTGAACTTTTCAACATTATAAGTTCCATCTTCATTTTTATACTCTTTGACAAATTCTTCTAATGCAGCATCAACTTTTTCCTCAAGTTCTTCAGACCATTCAGACTGTAAAGATTCTTTAAGAATAGTTAATTGTTGCTCACTGATATTTTCTTCAGTAATGTAATCTAAAAATGTTTTCATATAGTATATATCCGTTAATCTATCTCTAGTGTTAAGTTAAATTTATTATAATAAAAGTTAAGAGTAAACGTACTAAATTCAGCAATATTAGAACTCATATTTAATTCAAGTTCTGAAATAGAATTAAAGATTGGCTTTTCAAAAACCGCGCTCATCACATGAATACCTTCAGCATCTAAGATCTGAAGTTTTAGATCATCTGTAAAAGGTTCTTTCTTTTGTCTTGAATAATAATATAACAACGTGTCTTGCATAATCCAGTAGTTAATGAAACCATCTAATAATTGCAGCTCAACTTGAAATTGTCTCTCAATTGTATTTTGAATTGGAACTGCACCTCTATGATACGTTGTAGTTCCATCATTAGGAGATTGTTCAATTGGATCAAATGAAATACCTGGAAGAGAAACACCCTGAATAGAATAGTTAATAAAATCAATAGGTTCAGTCATTAAATTACCTGGCATCCTATTTAAATATTTACGATACTTGTCAGCCACCTCGATAGGAATAAACTTACGAGGAAACTTAAAGTTAAATAAATTATTTCTACTATTTAAGATCATTAGATAATGTTAACTTTACCATGGTATAACAATGATTCTGTTTCACCATTCTTTAAATTAATATAGAATTTGTCTTGTGTTAAATTAGTATCAGCTTGATCAAATCTGACCGCAACTGATTTTGGAACCTTAAAGAATACTTCTCCTTTTCCTAAATCAATATCTGGGAATGTTGGATTGTGATTAATTTGTTGTTCCACTTCTCCTGACTTAATAATTAGAATAATATCGTCTGCATTTACAAGACTAATTGATTCTAATGAATCTCCTTTAGGTTTAACAATGCTAAACTTAATAAAATTGTCTGACACCTTAGAAAGAGTAATCGAAGATTCTCCTTCAGGTAAGTATTTAATTTCGTTAGTAGCTTTGATCTCTGTTGTATCTAATGTGATATTAGTAGAACCTGCCATAATGCCATATGTATCTAATGCTACTGGAACATATTTAGTTTCTCCGATTGCTGGTCTAATAGAATTTACAAATTGATTTAATTCTCGGTTGACGCTCGTGTTTGCTAATTTGTTGTAAACAATCGAAGGTGCAACATTTCCATTTAAATTAATTTTAGACATTCTACGACCATACTTCTTAGGTTTATTATAGATAAGAGAACCTAATTTTAAAATTTGAGTATTATCGGTTTCATTATAAATGCGCATTGCAACTCTAAGTAAGAAGTTACTCGAAGAAGACGCATTTAAAATAACTGGTCTATAAATTAGGGCAGTGTCATAATTTGCGGTCTGAACGAATGTTGTTTGATATGTACTAATATAATTTAAACCAATTTGTTCACTAACTTCAATGTCATAAAAAACTACGATATCATCTCCGGATGTTTGAAGTCTACCGTTAATATAATTTTCAAAACCAGCTTGTGAACCGTCTTTAGTTCCAAATATTTCAAAGTAATCTCCTAAGTCAGATTCTTGTACGTTAACTGCAATATCTAAATATTCATCTTCTTGTGAAAGTACAAGTTCTTTGCTATTTGCAATTTGAATATAATCGTAACCTGAAATAGTTTTAACCTCATCAATTAAATTAAATTTAATTTCATAGTTAGCAGAAGCTAAAGGTAAATCAGTTCCAGTTCCAAAGAAAGAAGTTGTGAATTCTTCATTTAATGCAGAATCGTATAAATGAACTAATGAAGGTACTTTAATTTCAACAAACTTAGAGAAAGAACTATCTCCTAATGTAAATGGTTGTGGATTTTGAATTTCAAAATTAGATGAATTTAAATAAACAATAGAAGTAAGATATCCATACTCACCTGATTGTCTTTTTACTCTAACTTGAAAATTAAAACCTTCATAACCTCTACCACTGAATGAATATCCGGTTCTTAAGTGTAATCTAATCGTATCATACCAAACGGCCTGTACTGTTCCAACTGGAACAACTGTTAAACCAGCGCTAGAAGTACCTTGCCAACTTAGTGAATCTAAATAAGCTAAATCATTACCAAGTAAAGCGAACTCTGAATCATTCCCAGTAGGAACTGCGTAATATCTACCGCTTTCACCAGGTGCTGTTCTAATCGAATTACCTGTTTCCTGTAGTGGTCTTGCCCATAATGAATTTGCTCTATCACCTACGATAATTATTCCTCCAACAAATTCTTTACCTGCTAGATTAACATAAGAATATGTATAAGTTCCATTTGTATTTGGAGTATAGGTTACAATTCCACCATTGTGAACTTGAGCAACTCCATTAATATAGAATCCATTTAAATTATCAATTGATAAATCGTTTAGATCAAATTTATATGTTGAACCATTTTTAACAATTAACTCTCTAGAAGCAAAGTTATTTACGTATACAAATCCATTTGCAACGTTAACTGTAAAATTAACTACATCAGAACCTAATTCGTGAATTAGAAATCTTGAAGCACTATTATCACCACCAACTGTATTTAAATATTTTAGTTGACTGCCATTGTCGTCGTTCTCAATTTTAGCATTATCTAATACACTAATATCTTGATCGTGATAGATAAATTCTAATAGAACGTCTTCGTCAATTCTTGCAAATTTTGATGATTGCGCCATTCTTTCTTTTTATATTTTAAAATCTTAACCATTTAGGTGACCAAATTAAACCAACACCTAATGTAGGTCCAACATTGACTACCTGTCCTGTATTTAAATTAAATCCATAACCTACACCTAATCCGATTGACCATCCTGCTTTATTAGCTCTTGGTCTATTTAGCTCATCATTTACCAAACTGATATTTTCAATTTGAGTAAACTCTAAACCCGGATATGGTGAAGTGATTTTTAATCTGTTACCCTCTGGTGTTTCAAGTATTGCAGCTTGTAAACTAATACCTTGATTAAATCTAAATTCGCTAGAAGAAATACTAAATAGAGTATCTTTCTTTAAAATGTTAACTTCACCTGAGAACCTTCTCCAGTTATATTTATCCCACTCTTTATTATCGTTTATGGTAAATTTAAGAGTATCCTTTGTTTGAATTAAAAATGCATTAGCATTAATAATAGAATCTTTAACCTCTAACTCTGCTTTAATTAAAGAATTAATCTTTTCAGTTTCTTTCTTAATATTAAGAGCTTTAGCGTATTTAGAAATTAACTTTTTATTATCTTCAGTTAAAGAACTAACCTCTAATTCATAACCTCTAATTGTTGAAACTAATTCAGCATTAGAATTTCTTTCTGTTGAGATTGTATCTAAACTAGCTTTATAATTATTTAAATTTCTATCTGCAGTCTGCTGAACTTTCTTAATTTCTTGTTTCAATGAACTGATCTGATTACACTGTCTTAAAAAAAGAAGCATAAAAAGAGCCCCTAAAATAAAAACAATAGTGTTTTTATTTAGAGATTTTAATTTGTCTAATATGTAATTAAAAGTTATCATATATTAAATACACTCCGGATTTGAGTCAGTATTTGTTTTAATACCATTTGTAAACTGATAATGTACAGTTGCTACTTCAGCCTCCTCACAAACCCATCTTGTTCCAGTTTGTAAACTAGTACCTGTTATACTTGTGTATTGTTGAGTTGCTCCAGCAACAGTTGGAGCGTTAAAATAACCAGTTTTAGTAATTTGTTCACTACACAATGGAGTTGAACTATTTAAGTTTGTGTATACTTGTTTTGCGTATACTTCTATAGAATATACACTTGGATTATTATAAATTGAAGGTGCACCGCTTAATCCAACTGATATCATACCGCTTGAAGAAGGTGTTGGATTATGAACCAAAGTTACATATAAGTGAC